AAGGTCTCATCCTAAGAGCTGGCTAGATCAACAAAGACTTATACACTGGTTCCTATGTGATATGTATAATATCACCCCAGGCTACATACAACCAACACCAATTGCTGAACCTCAAACAGAAGAACCTAATCAACAAGAAATCGAATTTAGTTCAGAAGCTCAAGTGTAATTAAGTTAAAAAGAAAGAGAGGGTTTATTCCCTCTCTTCTTTTTTTTCCAAAGCTTGTAAATTTCTTTATTGTTATTTTTCACCACTTTTCTCACTTTGATTTTCATCTTCATCTTTCTTTTTACCACCACCCGGATTCATCTGAGGATTATTCTTAATTGATCTCCAAGGTTCAACAGTACCACCAGTAAATCCTATTGTTTTCATTAGTGTTGTAATAAACTTAGATCCTCCTTCTTGTTGCCATCTATATGCACCAGCATCTTTCGCGTAGGTACCTTTTGAGCTACCTGTCATATCATAATAAGCAAACTCTAACATCTCCATATATGATTTAAGAGTAGCACCAAATCCTATTGAACTAGCATCGGTAAGGGTACCATAATATTGATTTAATCCCATACCTGGCCAAGGAACAAAAGCTTGTGCTTCGGCTTTAACACCTAAAGCTAACATCAATCCTTGTGTCTCTAACCATCCACCTACTTTAAATGGATGATCAGGATCATCTTCAGTAAGACCTAGTAATGGCATAGCACCACTCTTTTGTCTAAGCTTTTCAAATCTCTCCTCATCTTCTGGATCCCATCCAAATAGAGGCCCTAGTAATATTGAGATAGCTATAATTCCACCAATCTCAGTAACCCACTTAGCCCAAGCTCCTCTTTCTTCAGGTGTCATATAGTGCCAATATTCTCCACCTGTTCTAGCAATACGATAAACAGATCGGATACTACTAGTATAGAAACCTGTATCTAGATCATTAAGACCATAGTTCATCCTACCACGTATTTGTCCTCCTTGGCTACTATATCCCCAACGATTGATTAACATAGGAGTAAAATATCTCTTTAAGAAAGAGATCATACGATAAGCAAGGTAACGCTGAGCTTCTGGTTGATCAAATTGACCATAGGCACCATTAAGCTTAACCTTCACAGTATTGATCTGGTTACGCATCTCTTTAAAGTAGATATTGTTTATTTTGATTTTTTTACCTTCGTAAAGATCTTCTTCTTCATATAATCTCTTAATAGCATCCTCTGGCATATTGAATTTTTTAGCAAGTGAAGAAAGTGTATCTCCTTCTTGAACTAAATATTCAGTAGGCTTATTTGCATATCTAATATCTATACCATCTTTAAGAGCAAGTTTATTATCTTTAAGCTGCCAAGCTTCCATATAACTAACTTCTTTACCCGCCATCATAATCTTTCTCTTGTATAACATAGATGATCCCAATTGCATTTGAGCCTCATCTTCAGTCCACTTTCTAAAATTATATAACCAAGTCATACTAGCTACATCTTCAGTAAAGTTTCTAGACATAGACTCTGGTAACTTTTGTTCAGCTCTATCAGAAACAATATCAAAGCTATCTGCAATTTGCATATTCAAAGGCTTAACTCCACGTTTATATATCTCTGATGAAACTTGCATCATAGTTTTAAAACCCCATCCTTCACCTCTAAGAAGACTCATCCTATCTACATATTGTCCACCAGATGATTCAATCATAGATTGATATTTAGCACTAAAAACATTCTTTAAAGCTGATGGAATATTCAAAGCAAAAAAAGCAAAAGAAGCTCTTCCTAATACTAGATTAGCTAAATTTTGCATCCAAGGAATATCCTTACTCCAACCAGCAGTTGTTTTACCTTCAAACTCTCTTTCAATAAAATTATTTACAGCGCTTTTTCTAACATAATAACCTTTCTTTTTTATATAGGTCATCATTCCTCTATTAAGAAAATTCCACTTATCTAATTTAGTGGTATCATCAAGCATGTTTTTTGGATCATTAAGTGTTTGTCTTAAAGCTTTAGCAATAGGACTAATCTCAATTAATTTTTTTTGTCTTTCTGCAGAAAACATATATCTATTAATAGACTCATTAAGATCTGTAGATACATCATCAATATTAAGATCATATAAACCTGTAATAGGAACACTAATTACATCATTGCTAAACATATCAGCTCTAACTAACATCTTAGTATCATCCCAACCATATTGAGAACCATATTCATCTTTAGCTCTTCTAAAGAAATCTCTAGCTCTTTCCATTATAATTGAAAGAAAAGGTAGATTACCTTGAGCAGCTAATTTAGAAAGTTGTTTTATACTTCTAGTCTTAAGTAACTCTGCATTATTTTTTCTATAACGTGGAACATCTAAATAAAGACGACTTTTATAACCTAATCCCTCTTGATTTTTTATATGATGTTCTTTCATCTTTTCAAGAACAGCAAAATGCGCAGGATCTTCTTTTTGTAATCTTAAATAATCTTCATTGATATATGGACTATTTGGAACATCTTCTCTTGGTAACCAGTTTCTCATATTATCCACTGTTTTACCAATTATTCTTTCTGTTCTATATTGAGATTTTACAACACTCTTATAATATTTATAAGCTGGTAATCCAGGTAATGTTTCTGACTCTCCATTAGAATTTACAAAAGTATGTTTATCATAATAATTTTCATCAACTGGTTTATTTATATTCCAAATATAAATTCTTTCCCAAACTTTTTTTGTTTCCCCTAAATCTTTATCATAGACTTCTTTTTGTATATGGTTTTTTAAAAACCAATCTTTAAATTGTTGTCCTTCCGGAGTATTTTGATTAATTAAATTATTAACTATATACTCTTCTAAAACTAAATTAGCTGTAGCACTATTTATATTTCTTCCTTCTAATAATGGTTGAAGTATATTAGTATCAAGTTTACTTAAATGATTATTAAAAATAGCTGTATAATAAGAAGTAGCATCTTTCTTTTTAAAATCTCTAAGTTTAGCAAATAAAGCGTATAAAGTTTGTTTATCAAAGAAACTTAATCCATCTTTTTTCTTTTCTAAAAGAGCTTTCATATCAGCTTTTTCATCAGCATCTAATACACCACCTTCATTAATGATATCAAATAGATAAGAAAGATATTTAGATTCTTTTTTAGTTAAACCATTGATACCATCAAATTCTTCTTGAGCTTTAATCATTTTCTCTTGTTGCCCTTTAATAAAAGAAGCAGCATCTGGAGTAAAATTAGTACCATTTATTTGTCCACTTTCATCTCTATTACCAGATGTTAAATCAGTAATATCACTCATGATCTGAGCAATAGTAACTTTTTTTCTTTCTGCATCAGGTAACTTAGCTAAGATCTCAGCAACAGCAGCAGTCCAAATTTTTATTTGCTCATAAAATTCTGGTTTAACAACTACACGAGTATTTTTTCTTATCCACTCGCTACGTCTTAATTTAAATTCATCAGAACCTGGAACAAGCTTTTCAATATCTATAAGTTCTTGTTCAAATTGAGCTAATGTATTTTCAAATAATCCACGAATTAATTTAGATTCTCTAAAAGATTTACCTGTAGCTGGATCAATATCTGCAGCACGATATTCTTTTAATCTTTTTGCAATTAATAAAGCTTCACCTGTTTTACGATTACCATTAAGATCAATCTCAGAAAATAATTGATTATAATCTTGCCATAATAAATCTAATTTTTCAGCAATTTTAATTTCTTCAAGTTGATTTATAGCTAAACGATTTAATTTAGTAATCTCATCCATTACTTTTTCTATCTCATAAGCTGCAGCTCTACCTAAAGGATCTTCTAATAATCTTTCACGTAAATAAACTTTTTGATCATACTCTTGATAAAAATAATCTCGCATTAATTTTTTTCTAGAAGCAATAGCATCAGAAAGTTTTTTCTTATTTTCATCAGTACCATTTTCTATATAATCTCTTTGAGCATTATCTATATCTCTACGCTTTCTATCTAATTCAATTTTCCAATTTTTATGTAAACTCATCAAAGTCCAAACTGGTTTTTCTTCCCATTCTTTTGTATCCGGATTTACTCTACCTATAAGTTCTGGTCTTCCTATTTTATCAATAAGACCTGTTGGATTAGAAGGATTATAACCAGCTGCTGTTAATAGACCACTCATATCTGCAGCATAATTATTCATCTTATCCATAGCATTAGCTATAGCATCCGACATAGCATCTTTAACAAAAGTTGCAAAACCACCTATTACAGGATCGGTATTAAAAGTATATCCTTCGAAGAAAGAGTTCCAAACATTAGCATCGCGATATGTACCCTTAAGCGCCATCTCAATTTTATATTTTGTAATCTGGGCACCATTCATCGATAACAATCTTAAACCTTCAAGCTCTTTAAGTTCTTGTGTTCCTAAAGTACCTTTTCTATTAAGATCTTCGAGTGTTGTATGTCTCTCGTGTTCTGCTTTTGTCATACCATAGTACTCTTTATAGTACATATTTTGTATTTTATCAGAAGCAACCTTACCCGGTTTATTTAAACTTTCAAAAATTTTACTATACTTCTCAGCTAGTTTTTCTGCCATTGGTAATAACTGAGCATATAAAACATCTTTAGATCCTTCTTGATAAAATTCTCCAGTTAATGTTTTAGCTTTTCTAATTGAACCATCAAGACTAGATATTAAACTTTCTAATGCGGAATCAGATGGTATCCTTGCTCCATCTGCAGCTTCTCTTAATTGATCAACAAATTTTTTCCAATCTGAAAGAAGATAATCATAATAAAAAGCTTTTTGAAGATTATCAATATTATCCATATCTGATCTCAAACTTTCTAAATGCTTCTCTATTGTCTTAAGCATTTTATCCATCCTTAAAAGAGAAGCCATGAAAGCTTCAACATGAGCTTTGGTATATTCGATAGCATTCTTTTTATCAAGAAGCATATCCTCCATAGGCTTAGCAAACTTTACTAAGTTACGCTTAATCTCATTAAGATCTCCTCGCTTAAATTCATCAGCTAATAGGTTAGCTATCTCAGCATAATTCCCACTTCTCATTACTGTCTCAATTTGTTTTAGAGCTGTATCATGAGCAAGAACTGTTAATGCTATCTTATCTGATTGTTTTAGCTTCATTAAATCTGTAAGAATCTCATCACGCGATTTATTATAAGCTACAAAATCTTCTTCCGTTAAACTATCTTCTACAATCTCAAACTTGGTACCACCCTTAAGCATTTCAGATAATTCTCTCAAAGTTGTATTTTCATTTAAGCTGGATATTTTTATTGGAGATTTAGCATCAGCTTTAGATCCAAATACTTTTCTAATAAATTGCTTTATTTGGTATAATAGATTTTTAATAAAGTTTGAGAATCCTGAACTAGGAACTAAGTTGTTTCTATTTATATCTGCAATAGCAGTAAGAGCTTGTACTAATACTTCTTCTTTAAAATAGATACTACCTTCTTCTACATTATAATTATTTTTTACAAAATCTATAATAAGTTGTCCTTCTGGAGTAGATGCTAAAGTTTGATAAAGTTTTTCAAATAATTGTGGATTAGCTTTAGCTATACTTCTAAGGAAAGGATGAGAGAACTCGTGGAATACATCATTTAGATTAAGGTTTGTTCCAACTAAATAAACAGTATCGCCAACGAAAAAAGCTTTTTTACTTGGATCCCACTCTTCATTTCTATCAGCAAGTAAAGCAGCAGCTTGTTCTTCTGTTATAAATTGATATTTAAATTTTTCACCATCTACTACTAATTGTTCTGATAATTGAGTAGCTAAAGCTGTTAGTGCCCCTACTGCATTAGCATTATTAGTATCTAATGGAGTAATGGTCATCTCCTGCTCATTAATTTTAAAAAAATCTTCTACTAAAGGATTTGATACACTTTCTTTAATAATAGTTTGTGGTTCATTAACAAACTCTTTAAATCCTTCTATATCTTGTTTACCACCTAATTCATGTAAGTTCTTTGAAGTAGTTGCATATACTACACCTGATTCTCTAGCTCTACCTTTGTCTACACCTTTTAACACAGAATCTTGTGTTTCATTTTCTATAGATTTAGTATTCATTTCTCCTACATTCTTTACATTAGCTGTATTAATCAAGAATGTATTAACTATACCTTCACCAGATTTAGCAACAAATCCCTTATCGAAGGCATATTCTTTAGCATAAGATAGTTTTTCTGTGAAAAATCCTCTTGTATTAAATTGTGTTCTTCCTTTTTCACTACCTCTATATACTATGGTATTTTGAGGAAATATAGAATCAAGATATTGAGAGTAGAGTTGTAGAGCTTGTTGTTTTTGTTGTGGGGTTACTTTAGATAGTTCTTTTTCTACTAAATTTTCAGGCAACTCACTTATTCCTTCTTCTGTACTTGCTTGAGCTAAACTTAATTGTGAAAATATAAAATCTAAAAGCCTTTGTTTTTCTTTGCCTTTAAATATATTTCTTAATTCTTTGTCTGTTAGTTCATGCTCATATTTTAAATATGATTCTATTACTTTAGGATTATAGTTTTCAGAATTTGGGTTAGCCGTAGGATTTTTACTTATAAAATCAATAACAGATTTATATACATCTATTTGTTTATTAGATAATCCTTTTGTTGTAACAAGTTCAAATTTAATATTGTCGTCTATTTTTTGAAATTGTTTTAACTTATCTTCTGCTTCTTTTTTTATAAAATAAATATCAGATTGAATATCTTCATTTGTGGAATTTACAAAATAAGCATCTTTAAATTCTTCTACATACTTTTTAAGTTTTTCTACTACATCTTGAATATTTTCAGAGTTGCCTATTTTAGTTTTAAAATCTTGAATTTTTAATTTATTAATGTTTGCAATAAACCCTAAAGCTTCATATACAACATTAGCTAATTCAGGATTAGAATCAAATAGTTCTGGTACTCCTGGTTTTACTTCTTGAATAGAAGATTCAATAACTTTTTCAGAAGTAGTAGTTATACCTCTTTTAATAAGTTTTTCTAAAACTACTTTAGGATCTCTAATATTATAATCACTTTCTATGAAGTCTCTAAAAGCTTCAAATTCTCCTACGGTGGCTACAAGATCTTTCCACTCAGTTGTGTTTTTATTTGGGCAAACTAACATATCTTATGAATAACAATGTGACATTAAATCTCTAACCATTTCATCACTAATAGATTTACTTTCTTTTTGTTTAGCTCCTATTACTAATTTTCCAATGGGTGTAATATCGTAATTTCTATTAACGTAGCCAAATTTCTCAAATAAAACTTGAGAAGCATATTCGTAAGTTTTTTGTCCTAATTTTTTTTCTACTATAGAACTATAAGTATTCTTACCTAAAGAATTAGATTCTTCTAATTGATAACCCATTTGTTCTTGTAAAAATCCAGATGATGGAAAAACTATTTCTTTTCCTTCTTCATTTTGAAGACGAAGTAATTCTTTTACTTGAGCATCAAAATCTATTTTAAAATTAGGATTAACATCACCATCAACATCTTTAATAAAAGTAGTTTCTGTAAGATTATATTGATTATAAGTATTCAATCCAAAAGCATTAGATTGCCCTTGATTTCTAAATAACCTATCTGATGTTCCCTGTTTAGGTATAGATCTATCAAGACCTTTCTCATTATTATAAACAAAAATCTTATCAGGATTAGCTTCTAATAACTCGCGCATATATTTAACTTTTCTAGGATTATAGCTTTCATCAGTTTCTTTATCATCTCTTTTAAGTAGTTTATATGTATCAAGTATACTTGCTCCACTAGGTTGTTTATAAAAAATATCTTCAGTTTCTCTTAATCCAAATCTTTGATTTTTATCTTGTAAACCTCTAATTTGTTTTTCTATTTCTACTTTATCAAGATTTTTTCTAGAACTTTTTAAAAGACGATCTAAAGTAATTTCAGTAATATAATAATCTTCAAACTTATTTTTATTTTTATTTAAGATTGAATTTTGCTGAGACCACTTATAATAATAAACATCTAATAAAAGATCACTCATATTTTCAACATATTTTTGAGCAGGTTTTTCAATTAATCTTAGATATAAATCATAAGGCATTAATCTAGTAAAAGAAGATCTAGTTTTAGTATTAGAACCTGATTGTAATGTTCCAATAATAGGTAAACTAGTAAAGAAATCACTTATATATTTATTAGCTTCAGGATCTCCAGGAACTTTTACCACGGTAGGATCTGCTAGATCTCTAATATTTTTATAATAAGAATTAACTTTTTCTGAATCATCTAAGTTATCTTGTAATTGTATATTAGAATAAAGTTTACCGGCAGATATTGTAGATAAAGGATTAAGAACTTGTAATACAGGATATGTTTGTAAAAGATCTTTATACTGAGATTTTATATAACCTAATTTATCTGCAGCTGTTTTATTCCCTGTAAATAATTTTGTATTATTAAATATATTATCTAAAGCTTTATCTCTTAAGAAACTTTCAAAAGCAATTTTACTTATTCTTTTTTTATACGCATCTTCACTTTCTTCTCCTTTTGGATTTTTTTCAAAAGCATCATTAAGAGCTTCTTTGTATTCTATATTATCTTTAACATTATCTGTATTCTTATATAGATTTCTAAGATATTCTCTCTCTACTACAAAGTGATGATATTCGCTTAAAGAACTAAAAGTTCCAACACTAACTGGTGCTAATCCTAATTCTTTATAAGTGCTATTTTCATTACCTAAATAAGAAGCATTGTTATATTGATTATCTAAACTTTTTTTATCAATAAACATTTTTCCATCTTTAAAGAAAGCTCCAATACTTAGAACACTAACTCCTTCTTTTTGTTGTTTTTTAGTAAGATTTTCTTGTTCTGTTTCTCCTTTTTCACTTATTTCAACTATGTTTCCTTTATATCCATCTAAAGTTCTTAAATCAAATTGTTTAAGTTCATTTTGAAATATATATGGTACAAGATTATTTCTCAAAGAAAGAATAGCTTTTTCCATCATATTTTCTCCAAAATTCTCTTCAACATAATTTTTAAAGTCTTGATCACCCATCTTACCACTTAACCATTTATTAAATACTTCATTAGTTCGAAGTGGTAATAATTTTTCCCAAATCTGTGTTTGAAATTCTTGTATATAGAAACTTGATATAGGAGAATCTGTAATAAGTTTATCTATCATCTTTGATGGGAATCGATCTTCTTTTGAAAGAGCATCAATCATAACCATTCTATTTTGTGCCTCATAGATACTAGCATCTTTTTTAGTGTCAAAATTCATATTCTTTTTAACATTAGTAAGAGCAGATCCCATCTGTTCTATCTGTAAGAAATGTAAAAATATAGCTTTTTGATATTCATCATTAAACAATAATTTATTAGTATCTTCTCCATTTTTTTCAGCAGCAGAATATTTTTGAATATTCTCTTCCATCTTTTTAGTATCAATATCATTATCACCAAAAACTCTATTTATAATTTCAGCACTAGTATTAGCGACATTAACATTACCATAGATCGCATTTAATTTTTTTTCACGTACTTCATCATTTATAATATCATTTGCTGCAGCAATTTGAGAACCAAAATCTGCATCTTGTGAAAAGTATTTATCAATGATCATTTTCTTTGCTGCAAAACCTGGATATTTAGTATCAACATCAGTAATAACATCTGATACACTACTTTGAGCGGTCTTCTTTAATCTTATATATTCTCTTACCATAGGTTGAGAAACCATATAAATAGCATTCTCTATTGAGACACCCGCTTGAATCATAAACAAAAGTGTAGGAGAAAGATCCTTGTTACCTTGAATATCAAAAATCCAAGCATCTTTTGCAACGTCCACCCAACCATTCATCATTTGAGAGATAATATCTGAAACTCTATTTAAATCATTATTATCGTATAAATGCGATAAAGAAATAACATCTTGACCATTTATATTAAGAGTATTATGTTTAAACTTTAATGTTTGTCTAATTGTAGTTTTATTTTTACCATTAAATGATTTTACAGTAGCATAAGCATTCATATAAGCTCCAATTCTATTCAATAGAATATTGAAAGTATTATCTACAGCTCCAATACCTAAAGTCTCTTTACCAATCTGATTATACTGTTGCTTAGAAATATTATAAAGTATTTCCAATACTCTAGTTCCTTCCATCACATTAGGATTCTCATTTAATAAAGCTTGATCTTCTTTAGATAAAGTAGTAATATCACCAGCTGTTTTCTGCATCTGATCATAATCTTTAACTAAAGGTGCAAGTTTAGTAGCAATTGGTTGAACTGTATCAGTACTATTAGGTGTAATAAGATTAACAAAGTTTTCCGGCAATGCTAAAATATCTTTTATATTCCAAATAAGATCATTCTCTAATCCTTCTATAGAATTATCTCCAGTAGGATAAACTACACTTACTTCACTAGTTTCTTCTAGAATACGAAGTGTATTTAAATCTTCTTCGGTAAGAGTATATGCGCCACCAGATCCTTTTTCAAAATCAAGTAGCATATTAATATTATCTCTACTAAAATCTAAAGTTGGATTTTTTTCACCAAGTTCTCTTAATAAAGCATTAGTAATTTTAGCTTTATTTATTTTGGTTTTTATATTAGGCATCATCACTGTAAGCTTATCGATATCGAAGTCAGCTCCTGATTTAGCTACAATCTCTGTTGGAGGTATAATAATATTACCTGCTTCCTCTGGTAAGAATTCGTATACTTCCATAAACTCCATAGAATTTAATCCTTGTACTGGAATACGAACACCAACCATAGTAATCATCTTACGATGATTTTCTTTATTTAACCACTCTTCATTTTTAATCATGGAATTAAGTCTTGTTCTAGATGATTCTAGATTAAGAACTTTTTTACCATTAACAATATCATAAACAGCTATAGTTTGACCATCATTATGATTAAGATTAAGTAGAGATAAAAACTTTCCTTGTAAAGCAACTTTCACTTTCATTGCTTTAGTAATTCCATCTTTTCCTTTTCTATAAGTAGGAAGATCATCTGTTCCCCACTTTTCTAACTCTTCTTCAGTAGCACCTCTTGCTGCATCCCAAGCTTCATTATTTTCATAACCAGCAGTAGATACTTGGATTAAAGCTTCACCATTAATTTTTTGTTTGATCAATCTATTTACTACAATAGAATTAAGTAACTTTTCAATCTTATCTGCAGACAAAGAAAATGAAGCATCTGTTTTAAGCTTTGTACCACCATCAACTACATCTAAGAAATCTATTTCATGATCTCCTAAATTTTGTCTTTCTAATTCAGCTTTAACAAATCTAACTAAGTTCTCTATTGTACCAACTGGTTTACCATTCACCATCTTCCAACCCATCTCTTCTAAAAGTTGATCTCTTTTAAGCTCGGTAAGTTTCTTTAATTTATTCTCATATGTTTTATAGATCTTATACTTAGGAGATGCGGCCATCTTAGCATCTTCTGTTGTAATAGCATCCCAAGCTTCAATTCTTTTTTCACGAGATAAATTTCTTCCAAAATCAATTGGCACACCATTCTCTACTAAACCATCTTCAATAAGTTTTCTAAGCTGAGTAGAAAAAGTTACTTTCTTTTTAAACTTAGGTGCTATCTCTAACTGATTCTTTAAATAGTTTACATAAATAGGATTGATTGTAAATGGTTCCTCACTAATATTACGCTTATTATCTGCGTAAAAAAGATCAAAAGTTTGTTTGCCATTCTCTCCAAACTTTTCAGCACTTGTAATATTACTAATCTTTGATCCGGATTCAAATGTTACATAATCCACTTGCTCTCGAACCATCTTATCGTGGAGCTTTTGAATTCTTTTATCTTTAATTACAGTAGGAATAAGTGGTACTAAAGAAAACTTGTGCATAGCTGTAAGCTGTACATCAGAATTAATCTTTTGTCCTATTGCAGCTTTACCAGATAATCTGTTACCAAGAGGTCCCCAGTATTGTAACTTTTGTGGAGGAAAAAAGAAAGCTATATCAGCACTAGAAACTTGTTCACCTTTTACTATTTTTTGATATAAATTTTCTTGTGAATCTGACCACTTACCTTCTAAGTTTAATAGCATTCTATATGAATCAAAAGTTACCCAACCTTGACCATCTCCTTCTTTCATATCAGTATATGCTGTAATTAATCCACCCTTAATTGGTTTTTCTAGAGTACCAACTTTATTATTTTTTTCATCGTAACCAAAAACTTTTTTCTCAGCTTCTCGTTGATTTCCACCATTTCTTTTTAATTGTTCAGCAATTAAGTCTTTAGAATAATCTTCTATATAAACAGATCTTTGAACACTATCTTGTACAATTGCTGTATTAAGAGTTCCATCATAATATCTATTAGTTTGTCCTATTGATTTAGCATATGTATCACCACCATTAAGAATATTATTTACATAATCCATTGCAGCTTTATCAGTTCTATAAAGTGTACCAGTAGAACTTGAACCAGCATTTCTCTTATGAAATTCTTCCTTAGCCATATTATATTGAGCAAGGTTTCCATAAACTAATTTGATACTTTCAGTATTATGTATCCAAGAATTAATTACAAAAGATCTTAAAGCTACTTTATTAAAATCAGTATTTCTAAGTATATCTTTTCCTGTTTGTGAAAGACCTAATCCTTCAGTATAATTAGCTGTAACATGATCTTTTATTTTTTTAATAATATCACCACTTATAAGTTTAACACCACTTCTTCTAACAGGAAACTTTTTACTTACAGCTTCAATTTGATTATTAAAATAATTTTGAATATCTTTTCCAATTTCAACTTTTAATTCAAAACCTTCTGGAGTATTTAAGTATTCTGTTAAACTATTTTTATCTAGTTGCTTAAGTATTTTTACTTTAGTTTCTGGAGATAAAACACCTTGAAATGTTACAAAAGAAGATCCTTTTTCTATATAATTAAAATCAGTATTACCAATTGCTTTAAACATATCCTTCTTTTTTTCCGGATCAGTTTCTTTTCTAGCATCTTCTACTGCTTGTTTAATATTTCTAAACTTTTTTATTCGCTTAAATTCTGAATTTAAAGTTGGAAAAATATATTTATTAATAGCATTCTTTGTTCCTAAACTTGTAACAAAATCTGCAGTATCAACATATAAATATTTATTTCTATTATTAATATTCTTTTTATCTAAAGAAGTAGTAAAGAAACTAAAAGATGTTCCTTTATCTGAGTGACGCATTAACTCAAAATTTCCATTCATCAAACCAGTATGAAAATCTGCTACTAGTTTTGTTAAAGGATCTGAATTAAATAAAGAAGTAGATTTCTTTTCATCATAAACATCATCTTTATTAAATGCTACTCCACTAAGATTTTTTAATTGTACTTCTACATATCCAGATTTAGTTTTTTCATCTTTTATTCTTTCACCATATTTTGTACTATTTTTATTAAGATCAAATAAAGAATTTAATAAAATAGAAGACTCAGCATCTGGATTTTTATCTACATCTAAATTACTCATCCATGGAAGACTAATTAAAACTTTATATGCAGGTATAATAACTTTGCCGTTAGCATCTTTTACATCTTGTACTTGATTAAGTGTATTCTTTAAAACAGTAAGAAAATTATTTAATGTTAAATCAAATTGAGTATTACCTTCTGCATTTGTAACTTGATTAGTTCCCCATTTATCAGAATACTCAGCTTGAATTTCAGCTAAGTTATCAAATCTTGTTCCTTCTCCTGATGTTTTATAACCTATATCTACTAAAAATTTTTTTTCAGTTCCTACTTTACGTCTATTACCTTGAGAATCTATTTCAAATTTATCTTTCCAAACATATTGTTTATCTTCACCTATTTCATATATTTCTTTAAATAATTGAGATGGAGCATATATAGTATATTTAGGTTTTCCTATAAGAGGTTCTTCTTTATATTTAGCATTAGATAAAGCTTTAATAATATTATAAATTCTTTTAGCTGTATCTAAAGAATTTTTAGAAGAAACTTCTTTAAGAATATCTTCATTATTTGTATCAAAATCTATACCTATTGCTTTAAAAAACTCAAATTCTTTTCCTTTTATATTATCTTTAAAATCTTCTAAAATCTTATCTAATAAAAGATAATTTTGTCCAAGAGAATCTTTACCGATATAATCACCTTTATCTTTCATTCTAAAAGCATAATCCCAATTTTTTTTAATTGTATTTATACTAGTGGTAGCTTTAGTAGGTCTAGCTGTAAATTCCCAATTATCAAAATTTAATTCTTTAACCTCACCTTTACTCTCTGTTTTAGTTGTTATATTAACTTTAGTATATACTAAACCAACTCTAGATAAATTAAAAGTTTGCCAAAAATTAGTCCATAATCTAAACTCTGCTGATCCCGCAGTTTTTATTGGACCAAGTTTATTTAATAATTGTTTAAATGGAAGATTAGGTTTTGACTTTGCAAGATCACTTAAGATCGCGTACATGTTCTCAGCATCTTGATTATTTTCTAATTTCTTAGATAGAATATTCCAAGTAACATCAAAATCTTGAAGCTTAGGTACACCTATCTTAAGCTTAACACCTTGTTTAGTTTCTATTTCAACTTCAGTTCCTTCTACATATATAGTATTACCTTTAGCATCTACCTCATGTAAACTATTCATCATAATAAGGATATCTTCTGATGCTAATTCTTTAGATGATTTTTCATTACCACCTACACTTCCTAAACCATCTCTTCCAATTAAAAATAAATCTTCTTCATTAAGCGCATCTTCACTAAAGAAAAGTTCTTTTTCTTGTTTAGTAAATAATCTACTTTTAGCAGTATGAAACGCAATAACATTTTGAAATCTACCCTCCTTATCTATCTTATTATTTTTAAGATTATTTATATCTCCAAAGTTATTATAAGTCCAACTTAAAGTATCAATTATTTTTTTTCTATTAGCACGAATAATTTCACTACTTTCATTTTGTTGTAATAATACAAGTCCATCATGAATAGCTTTAATCATTTCTTGAGCATAACCATAAGCTAACTTTCTACCTTCTGCTGTTTTTAATAATGTTGCGGTATATTTATATGAAAGTTCTGCTGTAGATTCTACAAAAGTTTCTCCTCTAGCTTCAGCTTGAAGTCTAGCATTAGCAATATATTTTTTTCTTTTTCCTTCAGAAACTCTATCAACATATTGAGATAAAAAAGAATCAACCATATTTAAGATATAGTTTTTAGTATCTATATCGTCAACAGGTTTATCAGTATTTCTTGTAGCTAAAATCTCTCCTTTACTAAGCTTATCATATTGAGCATTGCTTTGAGAGAAAGTATACTCACTAAGATTACCTACACGAAGTTTTTCATATAAGTCATGAATAGTGCTTAAGCTTTCTGTACCATTAGCTATTTGTTCTCTTGTAAGATTTCCAAATAACCATTCTAATATATCAGCAATAAACTTAAAAATTTTATTTCTAACAGGAGCTTTACCAGCAATCTTCTTACCTCCAGATAACATATAATTTCTAAAATCTTCAGCTAAATATTCTTCTAGTTGTTTTGGTTTAGCATCTTTAAATAAAGTATAGTTTCCTTTATAATCTGTAAAACCACCAGATTTTTTTCCTACTTCTTTATAAAGATTTTCTTTCTGTTCTTTAGTTAAAAACATCTGAGTAAACCCGTGCCATGCTTCGTGATACAAATCAGAGTAATCAGCACCTTGATATAGTGTAATACCATCTAATGTCCAATTAGCAATTGATGTTGGATTTTTAGTATTAACAGCATTGAATAAAACATAGAGCGGAATTTTACTAGACATAGGATGGTTTTCCCACCACTTTTTAGCTGCTTCTATTTGTTCTACTGTAGCTTTTTGATCAATAAGTTTTAAAGCTTTAAGTTTATCAAAATTATTAATTGCATCATCAATAATATTAAGAGCTTGATCAATAGAATTAGTATTTTGTTGATCAGGTGTAGTAGGTAAAGTAATATCAGCTTTAGTATCTACAGAAACACTAGTAGATGGTTGTGTAGATAAATAAGCATCATTGAGAGCTTGAATAAACCAGTTTTGTCCACCTGTTTCCCAAACAGTATTTTGTTTAGTTGGTTGATGTGTAGAAGATAATATCCAAGCTGAACCTCCTTGTTTAGTTATTTCTAAAACTAATCTGGGATGTTGTTCTAATTTAGCTTTTATCAAATCTACCATTAGTTTATAATTATTACTATTTTCTTTAGTAGGTTTTGTTTTAGCTTCAGAATTATCTTTTAATTTTTGATAAGCTTGTTCAACATCTTTAAAGTTTGAATCTCTTACTTCTCCATTTTTATCTAACCATTGAAAATATATAGGATAAGATTGTTTAATATTACCTTTTGATTTAGCTAACTCTGTAGGATTAGTGAGTGCCGCTGCTAAACCTTTAGCATTAGAAGATATTTCTACACCTTTATTAACACTAGTAGATGGTTGAGTAGTTTTGGTAGGAGATACCCATCTAGAATAACCATTAAGTTTTTCTTCAGTATAACCCTTTTTTTGTAAATAATCTGCAACTAATTGATCTGACAAATTACCTTTTGCATATTGATTACCAATTCTAAAAGATGCACCTGCTTCTATAGCCTTATCTAATAAAGGTTTATATTTTTCACTAAGTGTTTTTCTAATAGCTTGTGCTTCAACAGTTTTATCAACACCTCCTCTACCAAAGTTACCACTTCCTGATACCATTATAGTATCACCAGCTGTATACACTCCTGTATTAGCTTTAGTACCCCAAGCTTTAGCATATTTATCTGTAGAAGATACATTACCTTCTTTCATTATTGTACCAAATCCAATAAACTGAGTAGATTCAGATGCCATCTGAATATCTTTAGCAGCATTACCAAACATATCAGAAGGTTTAATTCCTGCTTCTACTAATGGATTAACACTAGTAGATGGTTGAGTAGTAATTAATTTATCAAAGTTTTTATGAAACACAATATTATTTGGTATAGGTCCAGCAGCACTAAACATATCTGCCATTTCTTGACCTGTATAACCATTAAGATTGCTTTTAGAGTAATCAGGTATTAAAAATTCTTTATTTGTATTTTCTTTAGCAACTGAATATAGCTCTTTTATGTTTTCAATTATTTGTTCTTTTGAAACACTCTTTTCTCCTGCTTTTTTATATGTTATACCTGTGCTAGGTTCAACAAATCCAGCTTTAAGATTCTTAGTTACAAGTGCATAAGATTGACCTTGCATCCCTCTTCCTTGTCCATACTTTGCACCAAATAAATCTTTAGCATCTTTAGCAGCACCAGCACCATGTCTTCCTTCAGGATTACTTCCAAATACAAATATTTGATTAAGTGTCAACTTAGTTACTTTCCCAGAGTATGTTTTTCTAGTAGCAGGTTTAACACTAGTAGATGGTTGAGCTGATGTAGATTCAGCTGGCTTATATATTTTATTTAATTCACCCTCAGCATACTCATAAGTATAAAAAGCATTAAGAGATGGAATCTCTCCACTCTCATTTAACTCAAAAGGTATTGTAAAATTTTTCTTTATATAGTTATTATATGAAGCATTACGATCAATTGTAAATATTGTATTGTTTCCTTCTTTAGAAAGAGTTAAACCAGGATAAGTAGCATTTTGATATTTAGCATTAATATGATGTATAGGATAACCTATTCTATAATACTTTTTATTTTCTGTATTATAAAAAACATATCCTTTTTTAAATTGATCTCTAACTTTATCAATAGTTCCTTCAATTATATTTTTCATGTCAACATCATTAAGATCTTTTTCTAAGATCTCAGCTTGAGGAGCAAGCGTAGTAAAATATTCTCGAACTAATTTTTCAGCACTTTTTCTTTTTTCAAGAAGAGCAGCTTCTTCAACTGAAGTATAATTTTTATTTTTTAATCTATAAATTTCTTGTCCTCCTATTTTAACAGTATACCCACCATCTTCATTAACAAACATATCTAAACCTTCAGTTCTAGTAAATATATAATTTTGTAATAATTCTTTTCTAGTTTCAGCAGTAATAGCTTTTGAAACTCCTTTATCTTTACTTATACCTTTATCAAATAATATAGAAACAATTGTATCTGTTAATCCTTCAACTTGACTAATATCAGGACGAGTTATTTCAACATCATAAGAACCTGTAGCATCAGTGTTAGTATAAGTGTATCCAGAATTTTCGCTATCACTTTTTACAGCATAAATAGTAAAATCTCTATTACCTATTGTTAAATTCTCAAGAGGTGTTTTGACACTCATATCTTTTTTTACAGCTCCCATTGAACCACCATTTATAACAGTCTTAACTATTAAATTTGGATTAGCTTTAAGAGCTTGTCTAATATCATATATAATTTGAAGTTGATCAAGTATTGTTTTTTCAGCTTGAGCTTTAGCATTTTTTTCACTAAGCCCTGGATTAAGCTTCATTAATTTTTGTTTTAAAAGATCTACTCTTTTTACATCATCTAAAGCATTTAGATTAGCACTTTTGTATAAAGAAACTTTACCATCTTTTACTTGAGTTGAATAAATATTTCTAAATTTATGATAAGATAATTTACCATTTTCATCAAATTGACCTTCTTCATTAAACTTAACTGGAATACCATCTACATCAGTTAAAACAAACACTGGTTCACCAGCATCGTAAATAAACTTTTTATCATTGCTACCTCCTATTGTAGGATCTTCTTTAAAATCATCTCTACTTAATTTACTAGAACTCATTACTGTTAAGTATACACCTTTCTTTCCATTATAAGGAATAGTAATTTGAGAACTATCAAAATTAGTTCCTGGTCTTTGTAATAATTTTAAAACACCTCTTTTAACTTTATAATAAAATCTATATAAAGGATTCGCTTTATAATAATCTGGAGATTTAGGATTATCTATATTTATAGTTTCTCTATCTTGATCCGCTTGAACAGTATCTTTACCTTGATATTCTTCAGTAGCAGTTACCATATTATTATTTGTGGTATCAGCTGGTTCATCTTCTTCGTTAACTTTAATATCGCTACCTTCAAATAATGTCATCTGTATACCCGCTGTACTGTTATCTCTAGATTCAGCAGCTGCAGCATTAAGTTCTTTAAGTTCTTCAACAGGATTATTTTTCAAACCTAACATTTCTTCTAATGAAGAAAAATCAGGTTCTGATTTACTAATATTATTTACAAGTTTTATAAATTTATTAAAATCTATATCTTTAATAGTATCATAAACTGAAGGTTCTAATGCTTGAATACGATTTAAAAATATAGTTCCTATTGCAACATGATTAATAGCATTAGCATGTTTATCTTCAGGAGTACCAGTAGTATTATCATATACTTTTCTATAGATATCTTTAGTAAAAGATTCTAATGTAAAACCTTCTGGAGCTAGAGATAACTTTTTAAAGATATATTTTCGGAAAGGTTTATAAGATTCATTATTAGCTAAATTACAAATCATGTCTTTATAGTTTTTTAATTAAAAAATGGAAAGTTGACTACCCGGTAAACACTGATCTAAGGTATCAAGAAAATCCTTTTCTAGATCAACTATTTCTTGAGATTCTACTTCTTTAAATTCATTTTGTAAATCTTCATCAGAAACTAATGTTCTAGCACTAGTAACATTCTCTTTTGTAGATTCAACATCTTCTTGTGAAGTTACCGGTATACCTGTGACTTCTTCTATACCTGGTTGATCTTTATACATAACATATCTTTTATTTGGTTCTCTTTGATCTTTATCAAATTGTTTTTTGTTAATCCAAAATTCAACTTGAGAAGCACCATCTTCTATTTTTCCTGTAGTTTGTACTTTAATACCATTATTATTTATTTCAATTACTTTTACTAATTGATTGTTATCTAATCTAATAAACTCATTAACAATCATTTTATCTAAAGCAATATTAGCACTAAGTGATTTTTTCTTAGACTCAATTCCTCTTTCTATTGCATTTATATCTAAAACACCTGGAGTACGATTAATAATATCTGAAACTCTATTTTGTACAGCAGCAAGGTCAGTTAAATATTCAGCTTCATTAATATCTTTTATAATAGATGCCATTAATTCAACCTTAGTAAGTAATTCTTTTTCGCGTTTAATTTGTTTTTGCAATTCTTCTTCTGCAGCTATAGCTTCTAGTTTTTCTTTCTTAGTATATCCTTCTACTAATAATGCTTCAGCTTGTTGCTGATTCATACTATCAATATCAGAATAATTATAACCTTTAGTAAGAAGTCTTTCTTTAGTTCTTTTATTAACTGGTGTTGTATCAACAGTAGTAACAGGAGCTTTTTCTAAAGCAGCTAGTTCTGTATCATATTTAGCGTTGATTAATTTTTCAGCCTCCTCTCTAGTTTTAACTTGAATAGATACATCAGTTAACGCATTATTGTTTTTTAATATTTCATAATATTCTTTTTCTTCAGCTTCAGTTCTCATAGCTGAGTCTGTAGGAAGCTGTTTAAAATTATATCCTTCTTTATAATAAGGAGCTGTAAACAAAGTTTCATTAGGTCTTTGTTTAATAGCATTTAGACTTTCTTTTCTTCTTTTTTCTATATCAGCTCTCTTAGCTTCTATATCAGAAACAGGAGTAGTAGTAGGAGTAGTTATTGTAGTTGATGGAGTAATACCTTTCTTTCTATTGTGAGCACTAATAATATTACTTGCTGATGTAGAGTCAAGATATCTTTTGAATCCTTCAGTTTCAATAAGCTCTGACTCTGGACGCTGATCATAAAGTGGATCGTATACAGAATCTGGAGCTACAACTTGTCTCTCACTATTAATTCTTTTGTAATCAGCAACAAGTTCTTTTAAAACACCTGCTGCAGCAAGTTCGTTAATAGTACTATCTTTAGATATACCACCTGGAACATTTGTCCCAGCTTGAGTTGCTGCTTTGTATTTAGCTTCTTGAGCTAAACTATCTTCAGTAACTCCTTCTATTTTATCAATATGTTTAGTAACGACATATACTACTTCATCTAAAAGAGTATTATCTTTTGATATACCTAAAATCTTTGCAAAGAATTGACTAAGCATATCTAATAGTTCTTGCCACGCAGATTTACCGGTAGTTTGATAATCAATAGTTTTTAACCACGTTGCAAAGCGATCATTAGTAAGAGCTTCCGCTACAAAATCTTCTTGATTTCTTAAACCATAAAATTCAAAATCAACTTTATCTCCAAATAAAGTAGCATTCGCTGGTCTATTCTTTTTAAATTCTTCTTTAGCTGCTTCAAATAATTTAGCAACATCATTTTTAAAAGCAAGATTTTTTGACATATCATAAGCTGTAATATCCTTAATAACTGTATTAAGAATAATTGCTTCAATAGGTAATGAAAAGTTTTTTGTAATTCCAAAATCAGAAGATGAATATCTAGGATCTACACTCATTCCCATTTTTCCTTCATCGGTATATAATGCTTTATTTGGACGTGAAAGTTTTTCAAATTTTATTTCACTATTAGCTTTAACAATAGTAAGTAATCTTCTAGCTAAAGCTTTTTCTTTATAAGTAGAATAAGGACTATCAACTATCTTTTTTAAAACATCTAATGTTTTAATTGAAGTTATAGTTTTCATCTCAGGATCAAATCCCCAATATGCAGCATGCTCAGCTAAAGTTCTTTTATCTTCTCCTTTTTCCCTATTCTCTATATTATAATTGATAGTCTCACTAATAAATGGAATTGCTTCAACAATTGGTTTATTTTCAAATTGCTTACCAGATGTTTGTTCATATTTTTCAAATAAATCTAAGATCTGTCTATATTTTTCAGAATCAAAAGATACTGGTGTTATACTATCTTTAGCTTTAGGAATATTAAAAAATATAGATGGAACACGATTATTTAAAACATCTTGCATTCCTCTCTCATCTAAAAAAACTTTCATCTCATAAAGCTGATTGAATAAATCATTCATCTTTCTTAATCTTAAAAATCTTTCATAAGAATTTTTTAATAAAGTTTTTCGAGATTTATCTATATCAGCAATAACATTTCTTAATCTTTCAGTATATACTCTAAAATAATTAGGATTTAAAAGAGTTTGAATAGTTTCACCTAAAAATTTAGAATCTTGTTTTAATAAATAAATATCTCGGAAATCAGCAAATGATTTTTCAATAGCTCTATCTGTTACATTATCATTGTTATTTACTTTAGCTGAGTATTTCATCCACTGTGAATATGCATTGAATAATCTTTCTGTTGCATATGTCATAGCATCTTTTTCCTCTTTGCCTTCCGGTTGACTAACAATATCAAGATCTTTTAACTTTCCAATTTTTTCACCTTTACTATTATATGCATCACCTTTTTTTACATAAGATACTTTATGCTCTTTTCCTTTTTTATTTTTAACTACAGTACCTTCATCTATTCTAGCTGCTTTATCAGCATCTTCTATTTCTTTTACTTGAGTACCTAATTCTCTACTAGGTTCTAATTTTTGAGCTACTGTAATACCTTCTATTGCACTTTGTAATTCTTCTAGATATTCTAATCTTTCTTCAAGTGATTGAATCTTTGATTTATTATCAGGATCTTTTTCAATTGTTTTATAACCTTCTAATAATTTTTTTGTAATAGCTATTTCATCGACCATCAATTGAGGAGAAGTAGCTAACATTAAATCTGAAGCTGATGTTTTAGCTAACTCACTATTTGAAACTAAATTATTAGTAAGACTATCTACTCTCTGAAGAGTTCTATAGAAAGAATAATTTTGTAATACAAAATCTCTTTTAGCCATCTTGTGAGCAATAGCTCCTTGCATCATGGCTTCATATAATTTAGGATCTTTTTTTCCATCAACTGTACTAGGATGAAAAGGACCATCACCTATTTCTCTTTCTGCAGTCTCGTATAATTTTTTTAATTGTTCAGATTTCTTAATCATGTTATCAAGTCTATTTTGATAAAATGTATATGAATCTTCAGCTATAGATTTATCTACTGGACCAAAAGCTTCTTCTAAAGCTTCTTTATTAAGACCTTTAAGATCTTTAAATTGATCTACAAGAATATCTAATTTACCACTTTCAAGTAAAGTCATAAAGTGATTTCCTTCTGTCTCATCTGTTATATCACCAAAAGCTTTTTTATCACCAGCCATATTAGCTTGTTGAGCTTCAGCATTACCGTTTAATTGAACCACCGCATTTTCATTAATAGAATCATAATACTTTTCACCCATAGTAAAATAATTCATAGCATCTACTACTTTATCGGTATGCTCTTGTTGTAGAGCCATATTTTTATCATACTCAGCTCTATTTGTAAGTTTATAAAATTGTTTAGGTAAATAATTAAAAGCAATTTTTTGTGGAATCTGTACCATAGATCCCATTAAAAATCCAGATGCAAAAGTTTCTAAATTAGGATTACCAATATTTTTTGCAAACTCTCCCCACACAGATCTAGATCCAGAAAGAGCAGGATGCGTAAATCTAGCAGAATAATAATCTACCATTGTCTTTTGAACAGCATCTTGATATACCTCTTGTAAACCTTCTGCTAAATTTTCTTTAGTATAAAGAGCAAATTTACCAACAGTATTTCTTAAAAGATTTTTAGGTTTATATGTAGTAGGATTAAATATATTTTTAAAACTTTGTAGTGCTCCTTCTTCAACAGTAGTCCAAGCTTTTACACCAGCTTTTTTCCAAGCTTCATTAAAAGCCAATCGTCCACTTAATCCTGTTCTTAATTCCTCTCTAAATACAGCAGCAGGTTTAAATCCTTTAAGAGCTGTTTCAAAAACTATTTGATTTGAAATATAAAGAGCTGGTAAATTCCAAAGATATGTTTCTCTACCAGCATTAGCTGCTTCACTGTAAATTGCCGACATCTCTTTATCATTAGGAAGTCTACCGTTTTTATCATAGAATCCATCAATCAATTGATCTCTTACCATGAGTTCTGCACTACCACCTTCTAAAGATGCTTCAGATAAAACTGCAGCTACAGCTCGACTATCTCGGTAAAAAGCGCCAAATCCTTTTGAAGCTTTTGCCATATTAAAAACAAGATCTCCTTTTTTACCAGCAGCAATGATATCATTAGCTATAAAACTTCCTGTTTGAGGTATTAAAGTTTTACCAGCACGTTTAAGAGTTCCTTTAGCATAACTATAAATATCTTTCATCTTATCAGGACTCTTCATCCAATCATAAGCTTTATTTACTTTTGCTCTAAATTTTTCTATACTAAGTGCATCTATAACATCATCTATTTTTTTACCAGTTCTTGTTAAAGCAACTTCACCAAGAGCTCCACCAGAAAGAGCTGTTGCTCCCCAAAGAGCTATTTCTTCTGCAGCAAATTCACCAAGAATACCAAAAGTGTATCCAGAATCTACTGTCATATTATTTATAAAAGATCCTACTCCAGATCTACTATCGGCACCAATTGCGTGCCATCTTTCCATCTCTTTTGCTGCTACAAGATCTGATGATTTACCATCCCAAGCATTCCAAGGTAACATATCTGTAAACCCTGTTTTAAATAGTTCCCAAGATGCACCGGCACTTCTTTTAAAATAATCCCACCATGTAGCATTCTCATTATATAGTGCTTCATTATCTCTATATAAAGAAAAGCCTTGTTCTTTAAACACTCTAGGTACTGCTGCATATCTTGCAAAGTTTGCTCCATCAGAATCAGCATTATAAGTTTTTAACTTACCATATTGATATGGATTACGAGCCCATTGATTTGCTGTTGCTAAACTATTATTACTTTGCTCTATTAAACTATTAGAATCAGTTAATGCATTAGTCTGAGTAGGTATCATATTTGTTGCTGATACACCAACTGGATATCTTGGAGGAGGTTGTGGTAAATCAATATCAATAGACTCTTTAAGAAGAGGATTCATTACACCACCTGCAACAGATGCTGCAAGATTTGCTGGATCTGGAAGAGATAAATTAATATCTTCTGAAATTACATCTGCCATCTCTCTTTAGTTTATTGATTTAATTTTTTTTTAAAATTTGGATCTTGTCTATTTTTACGAGCTTGTTCTTCAAGAATTCTTATTTGTTCATTTTTTAAAGCTGTAAAATCTACATCTTTTCCTATACCTGTTTTTGGTGTACCATAAACCGGTATTATATTACCTGGATTATTAGGATCAGGTACAAAAAATGTTACCTGTGCAGTATATGTATAATTATTAGGTTGACTAGGATCAGGAATAACTTTTGTAAATTCAACTATTCCACCATCATTCACTGGATAAGAAGTTTTTGGTAAACCTCTCATAGCAATATCATCATTATTACCTGTAGTTTTAGCTCTAATATCTTCTGGTAAAAATGTATCTGGCATAAGAAATATTAATTTATTTTTACCCCACTCTTTAGTAAATAAATTACGACCTTCTTTATTACTTGTTGCACGAGCATTAATATATGATTGAGGAACTCTTATCTCAACAGCTGTCATTCCTTTTTCTCCAAAAGCAACATTAGGAGCTATTTTTATATCTAAATTTAAAGCATCATCTTTTGTTGCAAGTTTTGGATCTTGAAGCTGTCTTCTCAAATCATTATTAATTTGATTATATTGTTCTTCATAAAATTCACCATTTTCTTCATAAGATGTCATAAAAGCTTCTTTATCATGAAACCCTCCATATCTTGCTATTTTTAATTCTCCTTGTGACTTAGCATTATTAATAGCTTTAATTAAACTTAAAGCTTCTAAATTTGCAGTAGGTTCTGCAGGACTAAACTTCATTTCAAAAACTGCAGAAGCATAACTAGTACTTCTATCTGAGTAATCTTGATAATCTGGATCCATCCAAGAATTAGCTTTTTCAGCATAAGCAGATAACCAAGATTTTTTAGTATCTTCATTATTATAAACTTTAAGAACATCAAAAGCTATTTTATCTTTAACTGTTCCCAATTTATATGGTTTAATTTCAGTTTCTATAAACTCATCCATAGAACCTGTAAATCCTTCTTTTATTGCTCTTAAAGGATTTTGAATCTCTGAAAGATTCTTTTTTCCTGGCTTAAGGATAAATAAATTTTCAAGACCACCTGTCCAACTAATATTTTTTATTTTACTTTTACGCCAATCTTTATAAAGATTATTAATTTCTGAATCAGGATTATTATATAAAGTTGGATCAGCTTGAGCTTTTTCAAAAGCTATTAATCTTTGATTAATTATTCCATCTTTATCATCAATAGGTGTCCACTTTCCAGTATTTTTTCCTAAGAAAATTTTATTAACTTCATCTAAAGCAGTGTTAGTTCTTTTATAAACTAATCTTCCACCTTCTGCAGTAAGTTGATTTAATAAAGGATTATCTTTAATAGCTTCTGCTCTTTTATCCGCAAAATCAGATATAACTTTTCCTCTTGCTGTTTTATAAAAACTTGATAATAAACTAGTCCAATTATCTATAGTATGAGCAGCAGGTGTATTTAAAGAACCTTCTGTAAATGGAGAATTAATAGGATTATAAGTTCCATATTTTGCAGCTTTAACTAATTCTGGAATAAGATTTACAAAAGGAAGATTTTTATTTTGCGCTTTAAAAATACTTGTTGCAACTTTATTATTTTCATTTTGAAGATTCTTCATTCCTTCTTGAGCCTGTGTAGTTTCTTGAATATTTTTTTCAATTGCTCCAAGGTTTTCTAAATAAGCAGGATCACTAGTAATATTAGAAAAAGCTGTGCTATAAAAAGTACTATATTGACCTTTTCCAGAAGCTTTTATTTTACTAGGTCTAGAAAATTTTGAAAGTGCTTTATATACTATATCAGGATTTGATTTATATGCTTGTTCTACTTTAGTCATTGCTTCTGGATCTCCATTAAGAAATCCTTTAACTACTTTATTCCAATCTGATGGTTTTATACTTTTATCAGTTAAATAAAGGACTTGTCCTAATGTTCTTTGAATATCAGGTTTTTGTAATGCTTCAGCACTATTTTGATAATAATTTTTAAAATGAGTAAAAATAAAATCATTAGCACTAGCTTTATAATTTACACTTTCTTCATCTAATGCTTTAGATTTTGCAAGATTAGTTTTAGTAGCTAAATCTGGAACTAATTCACCTGTTTGTGCACCTGCTACTTTAGGAAGAAATGTAACATCTTCTGATCCTCCTCCTAAATATTCTCTAGCTAAACTTTTTCTTTGTTCTGTAGTAACACCTCCTTCAATTCCTGCTTTTTCTCTTTCGAGCCACGCTTCTTTCATAGCTTTTCTACCCGGCACATATTCAATAGGATTACCACTTTCATCATATTTTACATAACCTTCTTCCATTATAGCTTTTTGCTCATTGTAAGCTCTCTCACTTGCGGCTAATTGTTTAGCATCTACATCATAGCTAACCTCAGTAGTAAGATTAGCATAAGCAGAAGAAGCATTAATAGATTCTCTCTCCAACATTTGAAGACCCATCATCTTATCAAAATTAGAAAGATAAAGATTGATGTTATTCGCGTTAATATTCATATTGCTAAGAGTATTCTCAGCATTAGTATAAATATCTTTTACTTTATTAATAGATTCTACTTCATCTTTATAACCGCTTAATTGACGCAACCAATCATTTTCATCACCTTGGATTCCTTGTTCTGCAGCATTCTTCTCAGCCATTGTAAGTTTAGCTTGTGCTGCATCTGAATCTTCATCAGCTTGTTTTTTACCATCTTTTACTTGATTATTAATAGCAGTATAGAATTGCTCCATATAAGCTAAGCTTGCTTCTTCTTCACTATTATATTCTCCAATCTTAGCATTAACCCAAGCTTTTCTTGTATTATATGCTAATGCTTCAAAGTATTTTGTATACTTAGGATCACTTCCAAATACAGATAAAAAATGTTTTGCTAAAGGTTGGATCATTGCCTCACCATTTTTTATATGAGTTATATATCCAGGTGCTTTTGAAAAATCATCATACTTAATTTCAAATCCCATATCCTTTGCCCACTTCATCGCATCTTTTTGGAAATTTTGATAAGGAACATATTCTACATCTCCAAAATTTCTAGCATCTTCATCAGTAGCATTTTTAAATTCTTGAGCTTTATAATCGAGATATTGATCTCCACCTTCCCACCATCCACCACCACACTTTTCTGGATCAGTACAAAGTTTAAAAGCAGCTCCTCTTTCTTTTTGATTTCTATAATTACGAGTCCAGGTCATATCTTTAACTATATCCTGATCATCATATAATGCTTTAAAAACTTGTTGAGCTGAATCTACATTTTGCTGTAAAGAAAGATCTACTCCGGACATCTTATGGATATCCTGTTGAATCATCTTAAAAAAATTATCTCTATTACTTATATTTTTATCACGTAACATTGGCGAATTAAGCATTGTTCCGTAAACATTACTTAACTGTTTATGTGCCGCATCGTAACGACTTTGTTTTGTTTGAAGAATATTTCCAAGAAAATTTAGATCCGGTTGGAAAGGTTGGATCTGTGGAAGATAATCGGTTACACCTTGTATATAAGTTGCCATAATTTATGTTGTAAATTTATCCAAAAATATTATAAGTTTATTACACTTATAAAGTTTATTTAAAATATTATACTTCCTCTTGCTGAGCATATGGTCCAGCATTAAAGTTCATAGTAGTATTAAGATCTTTTAAGTATTGACTATTGTTACTAGCTGTAGTACCTCTATCTCCAGTCAATAACTTATAGATTGTAGCGTCATCTACACCTGGAAGTTTACTCTTAAGAGTATTAAATTGAGTAGCCATATCTGCTGGATTGTATTCTGGAGTAACTGGTTTACCATTAGTAAAACTAACAAGACCACCTTTTCTTGGATCAGTTTTATATTGATCGTAAACTAAGTTTAGATTAGCCGCATTAACAGCATTAGTAATTGCATCAATATATCCTTGTCTTATATTTTGACGAGCTAAAGCTTTACTATTATCAAACTGTTGATTAGCTATTGTATTCTTATCAAAAAGAGCTGTCTTTAAAGCAGCTTTCTGTTGAGCAGCTTGATTTAAAATTTGAGCTTTTTGCATCTCAAATTGATTCTGAACACCAACATTAAGATTATTATATTTTCCTAATACATCAGCAGCAGCAGCACCAGCTTGTCCAGTAACACCAGATAATCTAGATGATAAAGCTTGAGGACCTGCAAAGGTTGCAAGACTATTCATAGCCATAGCTGATTGCTCACCTATCTTTGCTAGTTCTCTTTCGGGACTATAAAAAGTAGGCTCCCCAGTAAAAGTACCCGGAGTAGCTTGCCAAGCCATATACTTTTTTAATCTTGCAGCATCACCAAGAGCACCTGCTATTTTAATTAAATCTTGTTTAAAAATAGGAGCTTCTCCAGATTGTGAAACATACTGAGGATCTTTTACAGTAACATCTTCTTCAATCTCTGTATCTTCCTCTGCAACTAATCCTTCTCCAATAATATCATCTCCAGCTATACCAGCTATTTCACCTGCAGTAGTATTAGTATATACTCCATCTGCTTTAGAAAAGTTTTGTTTTTCTTTACCTCCAAATTTTTCATCACTTGCTCCTAATTGATCTTGAATAAAAGGTTTTATAAGTTCTTTAGTTTCTTCATCTTTTATAGTACCCGCATCTCTATCTTTTAATAACTCGGTAAAGCCTATATAAGATAATTGTTGAATACCAACTTCTTTATTTCTAGCAGCTTTTTCTTGAGGAAGTGGTAGTCCCGCTTTTGCAAATGCTTCATCTAAAGTTTTATATGGAACATCTTTACACTTACTATTACTAAGTAATTTACCACTTTCAGTATCAAAACATTCATATACTTTTTTTAATTCTTCTTTGTTTACATTAAATAATTTAGCTGTTTTTAGATTTCTTTCATTAAGCTCAATAAACTTTTTAGCAAGTTCTTCTTCAGTCATGTTCTCAATATCAGCTCTTGTAAAACCAGGTTGCTTACCAAGATATCCTTGATCTTTACCAAATTCTTTATCTTTATCATATGCCTCTAACATTTTTTGTTTTAATGCTGCAGCTACTTTAGGATTAGAAAATCTATCTTTAATTAGCTTTATTTGTTGATCAAGTAATTCTTGATCATTTTTTGCATTAAGATATTTTCCTTTATTAACTTGATAATATTTACCATCTTTATCTTTAGTATAAACAGGCTTATCACCAGATTCAGCAAAAGCTTTATCTCTAGCTTTTATATAATCATTTTTTGTTTTATATTCTGGATTAGTTTGATCAATGATTATAGCATCTGCGGGTATGTTTTGTTTCTTAACTATTTTTTTAGTTTTAACAGTTCTAGTACCACCACTAGTTGTTTGAGTAGTACCTTGCGTATTAGTACCTGGTCGACCATATCCTATAATTCTCCCTTGAGCATTTATAATCTCAATCATATTAGTAGACGGATTATATCTATAAGCAACACCGCCTCTTCTAACAGCTCTTCCAAATTGAGCTTTAGGTAGTCCAACTTGTTTACCATATTTTGCTGTATCCTCTACTTCTTCTCCCTCTTCTTCAGGTTCAGCTTCAGTTTGAGTAAAGAACTCTTCAGGATTCATGTTCATCATATCAACATATGGCTGAGATATTTTTGGTATACCTTGAGGAAATCCTTTTAATGATTCTTGAGCTAAACCAAGCTTAGCCATCTTAAGACTAATATTAGCAAGCATCATCTCCGCTGTTTTCCTTTGCATTTTATCACTATCTGGATCTGCTAGAACTGCTCTATACTTATTCATATCCGGAAGCTTTTTGGCTATATCAGCTGGTACAACACCTTTCTTTAATTGCTTTTTATTTGTAATACCAAACTCATTTAAGATTTCAGAACCTTTTAAAGCCATCTCTCTAGCTGCTGAAAAAATAAAACTATCTTCTGGAAGATTAAGTTTTGTTCCATTATTATAATGTTTTTTTCCACCAATTTTATGACCACTTGGTAAACCTGATCCATCAAGATTAGCTACTACATATTCTCCTAATTCAGCTTCAAGATTAGGTTTTGCTTTACGATCTTCAGTTAAAGTATTACGAGTACTAATAGGCTTCTTAGAATTTTGAGCTAGAAGCGCTGGCCAATTTAAAGTTTTAGCATTAGAAGAACCTTTTACTTCCATACCCTCTGCTGCCTTTGGTAACTTTGGGTAACTTATTATTCTAACTTTTTTCATAATTATTCAAATATTTCTAATGTTCCACCCATAGCCATGAAGTTATTAATATCTTCTTCAGTCATATAAATATATTCTGCATCTTGACCTTGTCCACCATATTTACTTTGTTGTATTCCTGGATTAATATTAGCATCCATAAAAGATTGTATACCTGTAGTTTTAGCACCTTCTCTGTATGGATCAAACCTATGTTCATTAATAGTATTTTTACCTAGATCATATGGTTGATCTTTTACAAAAGTAGCATCAGCTCCTTGTAAACCAGCTAACATTGCTTGAGAAGCTTTACGCTGTTGAGCATTATTTAAAACACCAGTAAGACCTTGCATAATAGCTTCAGTAGCATAAGGATTAAAAATACTAGGTCCTCTTTCAGTGATTACCAATTTATCAGCTCTATTAACACCACCTGGAAAGAATCTTTTTAATCCTTGATTATTAAATCCTCCACCATATTTTTGATTTGGCATAACAGCATTTTCTTCTGCTGCTTGTTCTAAAGAAGGATCAATATTAAAATTTAAAGGTTCATCAGCTGCAGTACTTACTGGATAAGGATTATATACTGTTGGAACAGTAGAAGCTGCATTACTTAAACCTAAAAAATTAGGTCTTTTTGCTGCTTCTATTTTTTGTAATTTTTTTTCTATTTCTCTTTTTTGTTGTTCTTTTTCTGCTTTTAGTTTCCATCCTGGACCTAAATATTCTGCTGTATTCCAAGAAGCATCATATACTGGTTCTTGTTTTGGGAATACTGAATAATCTATAGTAACAGGTAAATCATAATCAGCAGAATTTTTTTCACGACCTGAAATACTTGAACTACTTCCGCTATCAGCACCAGGTCTTTTAGTAATTTTAAGTTTTTTTACACGAGGACCTAATCCTAATGCATCACGTAATAAACCTTTCTTTTCTGAATACTCAAGATCAAATCCCATATCAGCATATTCTTTTTTCATTGCTGCTTGTTGCTCTGGAGTAAGATTACTCATATTAGGATATCCTGTTCCTTGATTTATATTTGAAAATATAGGATTTGAACTATTTCCTCTAACTCTAAAATTATATCTATAACCTCCATATCCATCAGATCCAATACCTCTTCTAGATACTGGATAAAGATTTCCAGCTTGTGTTCCTTGATTAATATCACTCATTTTAATGATATTTTCTTTAACACCCATAGCTACTAAATCATCATAAGACATATCTTTATTTAAAGCTACACCCATTTTTTCTTCTAGTGCACTTCTTAATTTTGATTGTCTATCTTTTTGTTCCCACTCATCAGCCCATGTCCATTCACCTCCTGGTGCGTATGACGGATATCCACCATAAGCAAATCCACCGGGACTATTCCAATCAAAGTTTCCTGCACTTGGATTAACTTCAACTTCAGTTCCTTTATAAGGTGTTTCTGTAGAAACATTAGGACCTGTGCCTGTATATTGATCACTTACTATTTTTTCTTTTTCTTGTGGTTTATCAAAAACATTACCCAATGGTTCAGAAATATCTAAACCAAGTTGTGGTATACCTGATTTTAAACCAGCCATTGAATCATCTGCCATAGTTTGATAAACATTCATCTTTTTTTGTATATAAGGATCTTTCTCATATACTGGTTTTGCTTGATCAAAATATCCACCTTCATTAAAATAGTTTTTTATCCGCGGCATCATCTGTTGTTTTACCTTTTGAGCTTCTTCTCTAGCAATAGCTTTCATAGCATTACTTTGTAAAAATTTCAAAAGATTATTTTTTTTATTTCCTATTTGAGCATCTATAGAATTCATATCTTGAGGAGCACTAGAACTAGGTCCTCCTGTTTCATATTTAGATTCCCAAGGAAATCCACTAAAGAAATATTCAGCAGTAGGTTGTTGTGGAAAAGCTATTCCATTTGTCATACCACCTCTCATATACTGAGGTTGAAAAGGATAACCACTAAAGAACATATCCGCAGGTGGTTGTTGTGGATATGCCTCTGCAGGTGACATCCCACCTTGACGATAGAATCCTACAGGACTATTAGGTACAAAACCTCTAGCATAAAACTCAGCAGCGGTTGGTTGTTGAGGAAATGCAATTTCTTTATCAGTTAACTTTTTCATATTAGTATTATTTGTTGACCCACCTTCTGCAAAAGGCTTGTAATATTTTTTACCCTTTGGACCAAATAGCGTCTCATTTCTTTTAAACAACTCGTTGATACTTGATTGTATATTTTTGTTTGTAAATTTACTATTTATTTTTAATTTTTTTGAGCCACCTTTTTTCATATAATCTTCTTCATTAAAATTTAAATCTTTAAATCCACCACCGTATTTTTCTTCTTGTAAAGCTTCAGCACCTAATACTCCAGCTCCTATTGTTGTTGGAATTAATCCAGGAGCTTCATTCATTAATCTTGCTAATTCTTTATATTTCCAAGGAGGTGTAAATTTTAAAAGTCTAGTTCCTTCTTTAAAATTTTTACCAGTAGAACTTAATTGAGTAAGAGCATCTAATCTAGCTTTAGCAAGCATCCAAGGAGTTATTGTTTGATAATCATCTTTAATAATACCTCTATTTAATAGTCTATTTCTAAGTTCTTCTTCAAAAGGATAAGCTTCATTTGTTAAACTTCTACCACCAGCATTTTCAAAATAATCTAAATCACCTTTTGATTGACGTGTAAGAGCTAGTCGCCAAGCTTTATCTGCAAGATTTTTAGATTTTATCATTTCTAATAAATCATAATCTATTGGCATTTTTCCTTTTTGAATACTATGTCCTATTTCATGACGAGCTACACCTTTATTTGTTTCAAATCCACTTCCAAGTGCAATAGTTCCTGGTTCAAAATTTGGATTAAGAAAGTCTCCATATTGATCATCAAGATTAGTAATAGTACTATTTATAGGAAATAAATCAGGTGGTGCTTCAACATTTTTTATATCAAAAACTTGTTTTCTACTAAAATGAGCATTTTGATTAGGCATAAAATGCTCAACCATAGCTTTATTTTTTAAAATTTTTGGATCTGTTTCTGAAATTGTAGCCAGAGCTCTAGCCTGATTATATTCAGTTGCTGCATTTATTTCATTTATTCTTGTTTGTACTAACCAATCTAATTGTCTATCATTTAAAGTAGGGTCTGCTTTTGCAAATTGATTCTTTAATCTTTTTTGACCTTCTGGAGATAACAATCTATTTACAAATTTTTCACCTTCTTTACGTATTGTATTATCAGCAGTTTTTATACTTTTAACTAAATTTTTAACATCATATCCTTTTTTAAATATTGCTCCTGCTGGAATAATATCCGCAATATCTAATACTTCATCTAATCCTTCTCCATAATTTACTCCTGTTAGTGGATTAATTCCTGAGAATCCTTGACCACTTCCTAAAGAATAATCTAATGCAGCAATACCAGATCCTAAAATATCAGCACCTGTTTGATATAAACCTTCAAGTGTTCCTATTGGATCAGATACTCTTCTTTGAATTGCAGATAAAGGACTTGTTTCATAAATAAAACGTGCTAAACCTGATGCGGCACCTAACAAAGATTCATCCTCATTTTTTTTATAATAATCTTTTCCAAAACCTGCTTTACTTCTAATACTTCTACCTATAGAACCAGAATCAGTTATAAGTCTTTTTTCTTCTTTAGTAAGACTATCCCAATTAGGGTATCTTTGAGAACCACTTCTTTGCCACTGTGGAGTTCCATAACCAATTCCTGGATCAATATCTTCTTCTCCATAAGCTGGTCTAAAAGAGTTTCTATCTACAGAAGGACTTGTCTCTAATACATAAGCTAATTCTTCTGGAGTCAATACTGCATTAGTTGCTGTTGAAGTAACTGTAGCTTCAGGTAACATGTTTGGTGCTTCAAATACATCACCTACTTGTCTATAAAGATTAGCATAATATTTTCTATATTCATCACTATCTGTATTTAAAGTTTTAACTCCTTCTGGTGTATCTACTTGAACATATGTACCAGACTCTGATTGCATACCCTTTTGAGCAATAGGAATAAATCCACCTCTTTTTTGTTTAGAAATATATCTCATTCTCTGAAGCTCTGGATCATAAACAAGATCAAAATTATTATAGGATTCCGGATTAAGATAATGTTGATTAGCTTCCATCCATGCTGTACTACCTGGAGCAACTCCTTCTCCTGGTTGATAATTTTTAAGCCAAACACCAGTATTAGGATTAACACTAAATCCATGATACGAATCATCATATTCATTAAGTGTCCAATCGGGATTGTTTTTTAAAGCCTCTTCAAAATTACTAGGTTTACCTAAAGCATCCCACATCCCGTAATGATCATACTGATTAGGATCTCCATAAGTCCAATCTTCACGAGCTTGTCTATTCTCAGGAGCAGTAATATTATATGCTAAAAAAGCTTCCCAATCTTCTGGTGGAGTAGGACCTCCTAACTGTCTTTTCATTGGATATTCTGTAACACTAGAACCTGGAAAAAAATACTCTGCTCCTGGATACATCATCTGTGTATTACCTAGATTATCTTTTCCACGTAAAGGATAAGAAATTCCTTCCATAGTAATTGGAGTCCCAAATTGATTACCTAAAATCTTAGTAATCTGTCCAGTATATTTATATTGGCCATCCTGAGAAACAATAGCGTCTTTAGGCTTAGCAAGTTTCTTAGCCGTAGATTTAACTTTTAACTCTTTACTATTATAGCCCATTATCGTGGTGAATATAAGTTTTTATTTGTAGCTACCATAAATAGCATCTTTCTATTTCCGCTAATATTTCTACGTAAAAATACATAATTAGAATAGTGTCTAAACTTCTTCCGCTCTAATTCATTTTTATTATAGTTCAAATTATTAGGATTTAAAGTTCTAATATAACCATTTACAGCGGTATTCCAAATTAATCTTTCAGCAAAAGTACCAACCATTGATATCGGAGGATAAGGAGATCCAATAGGAAACTCTCCTCTCGAGTCAGTAATATCCCAGAATTGATTAAACCTAAATTTATTCTCCTCTTTAGAAAAAAGTATCTGAATATTATTAGGAGTTATCTGTGGATACTGAATAATCAATGGAGCATTATTCTTTGGAGTAAGATTAAGTTTTAATAAACCGGAACACTGCTCAGTATTATAAATCACAGCATCATCAAAGTTGAAATCTAAAACATGGAATCTATCATAACAATTATCACCGTATCTAAATACTTCCATCATATACTCAATACTGCGCAATGTATTTATTGTTACACCAGTATTCACAACATACTCAATCTCAAAAGGAAAGTTATCACCATAATAGTTACAATACAAATCACAACGCTTATTGTGTATCCACATTCCATTAGCAAAGTTCGGATCGGTAGTAGTATTCTTTATAGAGATGAAGGTGTTCTTACCAGGGATAAAGAGATTAGGATGCCAATCGTGCCAACTAACCCAACTCTCAGTTTTAATATCATAAGACACAGTCCATGAAGCATCCTCAAAATAAGTAGGATCACCAAGCTTAACAGGAAGAAACTGATTAACCAAGAAGTTGTCCTTGTCCACATATGTTAAAGTAGTGCCATCAGGAAGATCTCGCTTCTTGACAAAATCTCTCTTGGTAAAATATACTATCATCGACTCATTGTCATAGACCGATTGACACCCGATACCAATCACTGGGTTATCTATTAATTCAAAGTTAGGAAACTCTAGTACTAGTTGATATGGAAGGTAAGCTGCAAACCACCACTTAAGATCTTTCAGTGTTATCTCTTCTATACCATTCTGCATCTTAAATATCTTACCTTGATTCTGGGATACCCAAAAAATACCAGCTGGGGTATTACTTATACTTAATCCATCTTGACAAGATCCATACTCATATGGTCTATCTGAGCTAACTATGTTTTGTTGTGGTTGTGAAAATAATCCACCATCCCCTATTGTAAGTTTTGTTCCCGCATCAGTTTGAAGTTGATCTACTCCTAAGAACTGAACAGGACTCTCATTGTAAAAGAATATCATCACCCCATTTTTATTAATAGGCTTGATAGATACTGGTCTAGATAAAAACTTCTTGTAATTGTTTACAAGGAAGAATAGCCAGTTATCTCTTTTACTTTCTAGTTGTGCCGGTAATGAATAAATAATTTGATTAGGATCATAAACATAACAGTTCTCTGCTATTTCCGCATTATAATCTCGAGGTTGAGTATTACCCCAAGAAATATAATTTATATAGCTACTAGCTATACTTAAGCTTCTATCGTATTTAAAGTAATTACCGGACTTAATAATATTAGTGTCAAATATTGTTTTAACATCTAAAATTGGATAATGCTTTTGTGTATCTAATTCTCCCCAATCACGAAGAGCAATATTGATATCAGTCTCTACATAGAAGTCTCTGATCCCTGAATTAAAAAGATAGAAGTAACTATAGGCTACACCAAATCTTAATTTTGCTCCTAATGGACCAGTAAATATTCCACAACTAGGACCATCAAGATTATATAACCCACTAGGTAATGCTGCAGCAAAATTAAAAGTTCCTGCCATAAGTTGATCAATAAGTCCTGTAAAGAAATTTGACATCTCATATTTTTGACTATCTAACCAATAACGAGGAAATGGTAACATTCGATGAGCAAGATAATTATATTCAAATCCATCTGGCTCATCATATAACCACTCATAGAAAAAGAAGAAAGTATTTTTTTCTGTATATCGACCTATATAAATATCACCATTAAATAATTGATTACTAGTTAATCTTCCCGTTACAACTGTAGGATCATATACTACAGGACAAACTGAAACTGGAACTTGTATAATAGAATCTATTTGGCCATATTGATTTCTTATTCTTTGTTTATATCCTACATAAAAACAAGATGAATTAGTTTTAAAAGATGATTTAGTAGGATCTTTTAATACATCAACACCATTTGTTATATCATCTGTATCACTAAGATCAGCAACATCACTTGCTTTTTGTCTTGTATTATCTCCAGTTGGAAATGGAAAATCACCATTAATTTCTATACTAACATGTGTAGTTCGATATAAATTATTAATAGTAAAATCAGATGAGAAATCTGTTAATTGAGGACCAGTATATTGTTGATTTAAAATTTGTTTTCTTCTACTATTAGGTCCTGGAGGAGGTACTGCAAAATCATATAAACAATGAGAATTATATTTAAGAGCATAATCTCTAAATCTTATCATAGCTCGTATAAGATCTAAAGTAACATCTGCTGATTGAGTAATATTATAAATAGTTTGAAAGGCTCCTTGAGCAAATGCTAATATACCATTTTGATAATCTAAATCACCAAAATCAGTTTCATATTCTCTATATGGAGAATCTGATAAAAAATTAGCAAAAGCTGGTATTGTAGCTGTACTAACTCCTGAATTAAATATAAAATTTGAAGATTGACCAATTAAGTTAGCAACAAAAGTTGCAGCTGTAGCACCTAGAGTTGTACTATTAGCTGTATCAACAGCTGCTTGATAAGTTGCTGCTGCAGTTCTACCTGCTGTCCAAATTGGTACTAAAAGTGGTTGAAGTAAATCAGAAAGTCCTGCTGTTGCTACTTCTACTCCTCCTGTTACTACTCCTGGTATATTACCACCTTTCCATGTGTATCTTCTTTCACCATTTGTTTTCTTTGTTCCAAGAGCAATACCTAATACAGTTGATAATACTATACCATTATTAGAAAGTAATTTAAGCTTAGGATGTTTTTCAGAAAACTCAAATTTACCTAAAGCAGTTCCTCTAAACTCTTCATATATTTTTAATTCTTTACCTGAAAGATAAGGTTTAAAAAAGTTTGTATCTGGAGAGTGAAAAGAAAAAATATCTTTTCTAAAAGTTTGTTGAGCATTATAATCAACTTCACCACCTGCTCCAAAAAGACAAGGAGTATTTCTAGTTTTTGTAGTTGAAAGAAAAGGATCTGGTCTAACATCATTATATGGATAGTTAGGATATAATCCTAATCTAGAACCGGGATAAGTGAAATTTTCTATTTGGTATTCGCCCATATTATTGATGATACCTTTCGCCAACACGCTGCGATTCCCCTGCCGAGTACCACGAAGAATCTCGAAACCAATAATACCACTAATAGTATTTCCATCGTTATCTTTAGGTTGTATAATGTTTTCAAACTTTACTCCCATAATTCTAATAGCAGCCTCACCATTAAAATAAGGAGAGTTAGTATTAAAATGATTAGCACTACCATCTGAAAAAGTGTTAGATGCATCATTTATAAAATTATCTGGAAATCTATGATGTCTAATTTTTTCTCCACATAAATCATAATCATCAATTTGAGTACCACTATAAGGAATAATTGGTACAGGTACTACTGGACAAGATGAACTAGGATTTAAAGATGACCAACAATGTGCACTTGCATTCCACATATCAGGATTATTATCCGGATACTCTTCTGTAGATTCCCAATAACCCATATATCCACTAGCTACTTCTACTCCACCATCAGAAAGTACAGTAGGTGTAAAAGGTAATTCATGAGTAGCTGTATTTTGTACTAACCATGTAAAATTAAATCCAGCCTCATCTGGTAAAGCATCTGTATTTTGAATTGCTGTTTCATCATAACCTAATGTAGCAAAATTTAAATGAGGTCTACCAGGAATATGATAAGAGGAAGATTTATCTCCTGTATCATAAACCCATCTAATAAAAAATGAATAAACTTCATCTCTCATGTAACCAGTATTAGATCCACCATTTACATAATAAGAAGCAGGATATTCTACAGCTGTCCACTTAGTTACAATTTGATTAGCTAAAGGTTGATAGTTAAAATCAAATTTACTTCTTGGACCAACTCTTAACAAATAATCACTAGCATTAAATATTCCATCACTTTTTTCATAAACAATAGATCTTAAAGAAACATCTGATAAAGGAACTATTGGCCATGTATCTCTTATAGCATCTAAAGTAATTAAATTTTGTCGAGTACTATAAGTACCAACTTTTCTTGCTACTGTTTGCTGATTAATTATTGATATAAGTACAAGTTCAAATTCTTCAAAATTTACTCTATCAATAGATTCAACTATTATATCAATTGATCCCGCAATATTATCATGTTCAAATAAAGGTTGCTGATTAGAAGGCATAAAATAATCAGTTAACTTTTGACCGTTTACTGAATAAGCTATTGAAACTATATAAGTTCCATTAAGTAAACTTCCTCCACCAGCTCCTTTTGAAACTTTTACACAAGGAGGAGTCATTAAAGAAGCTAATCTTATTTTATCACAATTTAAATCTGGAGTATCTACACATGTGATACAACCAATAGGATCATAACCTGAAGGTGCTGTAGCAATATTAACACCTAACTCATCGGTACAAATTTGAATATAAGGAATATCATTGATATCTAATATCCTATCTGGATTTAAAGAATCAGCCCAATATAATTTATAAGAACAATCTGAAGTATATCTTGAGACTCCTTTAATGAGATTAGCTCTATTAAAATTTAAGCATTTATCATTAACAATTTTTCTATATTCACATGTGCTCTCTTTAAAGAATCCGATCTCCGAATCCACATCATCTGTAGAATATATTGCCCATTCATCAGCTGTAAGATGTACTACACCAATAATAGGATAAGGAGCTTTATTACAAAAAAGATTTCCTGGTTCATTACCTATCTTTCCAATATCTCCTGTTACAGAATTTGTAATAGCATTTCTAGCATGGGTCCACGAATTAGGATCTAAGTTAGAACTTGCAGTATCCTCATTTAAACTTTTATTAAGTTGTTTAGGATCTTGAGACGAGGTATTTTGATAGTTATTTGCCATTATACACTTCTGCTAAATGTTCGATAATCATTTCTAAATTGAGGAAAACTCTTAAACATGTCATAGTACTTAGCATATTGAGCTCTTCTATTCATTTCCCAAACTTGTCTAAACTCTGAAAAATTAGGAGTATTAACAATAGATAATGCAGAATTTCTAGCAGCTCTATATCTTTGCTCAATAAGCTGTAATTTATTCATAGCTCTTTCATCATCATTCATAATAAGGTTCTCAACAATTCTTTGCTTTAAACCATATTCATAATACTCATTGAGCATGTCATGATCTGGAACAAGTAAATTCCCATCATCATCTTCTAACATCCCTTGATAATTGATATATACTTTTCCGCAATCAAAACTTGTATAAAGATAATTATCTTTTATCCAAGCTTTTTCTGGAGTGTTCCAATATAAATTAGGACAATCACAATCAATAGACTGAGCATTATTTATAATTCTTATTTGAAATAATCTTTTATATGTTCTAGTTTCACCACTATTTACAATTTGAACAAGTTCATATTTTTCATTTTTGCAATTAAGAAAAACTCTAGGTTTTATACAAGGATCACCATAATATCCTGAAGGATTTGTAGTATTTAATCCTGCGCTACAAGCAGCAGGTGTAACACAACTACAACTTGAAACAACCTGTTGGCAAGTAGAACAATTTACAGGACCATTAGTACAAGGATTAGGATTAGGATTTGTTTCTTGATAAGGAGTAATAAAAGGTCTCTCTTCAATCCATGTTCCTTGAGGTGTTCCTTGATTAACTGTAAACTCATCACAAATTAAAGCAAAGTTTAAAACATAAAAGTCATCAGGTAATTTTACTCTTCCTTTTTCTACTTCTAATATTGCTTCTTTAGTTTGAAATATCCTTAATCCTAAATCGTAATTTATTCTTTTAGCAACTTTAATTAGTTGTTGATTTAATATGAAACCTTCTAAATTGAGTGTTTCAAAATCAGATTGAACCTCTGAAATAAGTTGATCAAAGGTTTTATATTTAAGTGTATAATTATAACTCATTATCTAAAAATATTTTGGCTATCATCAGCCCCATCAGCAGGGATTTGACCAGCAGTTAAAAGTTCTTTTATCGCGTATTGCTCAATCTCAGAAAAAAGAAAATCTGGAATTCTAAAAAAAGTATCTTGAATTAAAGTACAAGGTTCAGCATCTGCTTTAAGATAACTAACATCACCATCAAATAAAGCTTCAATTCTAACAGCATCCCAATCTATATTTGGAAAATAAAGATGACCATCTATATACCAAAAATATTTACTCTTATTATATTTAAAATTTGTACTATTAGATAATGAAACATATGTACTTGGATAAGTAGAAATCATTTCTATAGATGAATCAATAGAAGTAACATTTCTAATTAAAGGACCATAAGAACCTTCTAATGGTGGTGGTATCTTTTCCTTTGTTCGCATAATTCTACACTTAGATTTTATACCACTACAACAAGCTTCTACCTTATCAATTTCAATAAGCTCAACACAAGGAAGAACTTCAAAGAGTGATTGATATTTCATAATTTGTTTTAAATCATCTTGACGCTTCAATAAAGTTTTACTGTATTTCAAGATAATACTATAGATAAAACGATCAGTTAAAAAAGGATCTTCTTTAACCGCTTTGAGTACATTGCGCACTCTAGATATACTGTCGCCTATTGTAGTTGCCATATTAATCTAAATCAAATTCATTATAATTTTTTGAATATTCCATCTTTTTAGAAACTTTAAACTTTCTACTTTGATGCTTAAAGAAAGAAGATACTTTTGCAAAATTATCTACAACAATATAGTTAGGCCATTCCTCTCTATAAACTTCAGAAAGTTTTAATTTAAATTTTCTTGAAGCTTTAAAAGTCCACAACTTTCGATGAGTGTAATGATACTTACTTGCAAAATTGGTATAAAATATTTTAGCAAGATAACCATCAGAAGCTAAATTCCTATTTACTACACATTGACCAAGCTCTGTAGATTTTTTAAAATCAATATTTAATTTATTAGGACTCTTACATGATCCAACAAAAACATAACCTAAACCTTCTGGAAATTCAACACCATCTCTGTTTTCAATTACTCCCATCCAAAGTTTTTCATTAAAATTATCTATTATAGCAGTAAACTCTACACGTGTAAGATTAGAATATTCAGGATATTTTTTTATAAAATTATCAAAAAACTTTTCAGTTAAAAACTTGTGACGACTAGCTCTAAATCGTGGACCCTTTTTATTTGGTGGATTGAAGATTCTCATAACTATAGAAATATAAGAAAAATTTTTGAAAGTTTAAAGATAAAGATTTAAAGTTTATAAAACACAAAAGGCTCAGGAAATCCCGAGCCCCTTGCTGTCAGCCACAGTAAACCAACTTAACCATGACATTTTTATGCGCAAGGTGATACAATCGCAGTAATAGTTACTAATGGATCACTTACTTGAACAGTGCCTGTGGAAGCACAAATGGTATTTGGAGGACCTGGTACAATATTAATAGGTCCTACTAATGCACCAGTACAATCAAAATATTGATAAGTTTGAGCATCAGTATCAGTGTTATCTATTTCATAAGTAGTACAATCACATAGACAACTATCTGTTCCACCTGTTATAGTAAACTCTGCATTTATAGGAGAAGTTGCTGCATCTACACATACTTGAATAGAATCACCTAATGCAACTGCTGGTATATTGACAACAGTAGATGTACAATCTGTAATTACAAAAGGAGCACAAGGTCCTCCTGGTGCAACTGGATTATCACATAAAAAATTATAATTTAAACATTGATAATTTGTAGGTGCAACAATTGCTACCCAAGATACTCTTCCAGCAAGTGAACTTGCTTCTTCACAACAAGGTTGTACATATCCATAATAAATATCTGGTGTACAATCTTCAGGATTAACTACAAGTAAAATAGTTTCAGAACAAGCAACACCAATACCTAGTGTACAGTTTACAATTACAGTAGTAAATGGACCTAGAGGATTATTTTTTGAATAAACAACTCTATGACATCCATCAGCATATTGAGATGTAAAATTAATTGTGAGTATAGCATTAGCAGACATAATATTAGTTTAATGTTGTTATAATTAATGAAACTGATCTACAACTTTCTTTACCAGAAATGGTATATGTTACATATACATAGTAAGGAGTATTAGGAGTAAGACCTGTAATAGTATATGTAGGTGATGTATTAGCAGTAATTGGTCCAGAGTTACTCCAGCTCATTCCAGCTACAGTAGTATAGTATACAGTATATGAACTAACTAAAGGAACAGGTGTCCATACTACATTAATTGTAGAGCTAGTTACAGCTGTTGATTTTAATCCATAGATATACGGAAGATCAAAATCACAAGAGCCATATATTGTTGCAACTAATTTTTGTAGGGTATCACAAAGTCTTTCTCCTTGAAGAACAGAAAAAGTTAAATCATCTGCATCTGTTATATATACATAAGAATCATTATTATGAATAATACAACAATCACTAAAAGTCTCAGCACAAGGTTCTGGATTAGGACAAGGTGGTAGACAATTTAAATTAGTTGTTAAAGCTACATCTTCACATCCACAAAGACTAGTTACACATTTACATTTTACACAATTGCTCATAATTTTTTATTTTATATAAATCCTATTGAACCACTAACAGCTGTTGGAGGAGTACAAGGAGCTAATGGAGTTGCTAATAATACCCATGGACAATCATATGTACTAGTTCCAGTAGTAACTGTTACTAAAACTCTATAACTTGTACCAGAAGTTAAACCAGTAAAAGATCCAGTAATTGCTGTAGGGCCTACAAGGAATATTGAATTATTTTGTAATAAAGTTATTCCAGCAGCATCATATAACTTAACATCATATGTAGCAGATCCAGTAGGTACTGTACCAGTATAATTAATTTCTGTATAAGTTGGAGTATAAATAATAGTAGGACAATTAGTACTATTTAAAATATGATTTAAATAATATTGACAAGTTTGACCTAATGATACATTAGTTAAACATAAAGTTGCAGTAATAGTAAGATTATCTAATATATTAAGACCAGTTGTATCATAAGATAATCCACCTGGAGTATTCAAATTACCAATAACATTTCCTGTTCTAACTATAAAATTACCACTCTGATCAGAAATAGTAAAAGTTGTAACACCTGGAGCACACTCTAAAAATCCTAATGGTATAACACCATTAAAAGTAATATGTAAAGTTGTAGCACTTAAATAAGAAGACATTGTAACTTGAATATCTTGACATCCTTCATTACAACAAGTAAGTTTAATATTAGTTACAGCAGCTCTTAAATCACATATAGTTAACCAAAGATTAGTTATAGATTGAGATAAATTAGAAACTGTATTGTTCCACCCAAGAATAGTTCCCATTACTCCAGGACCACTTAATTGAGGTTGATTATTAAGGTCTGGACATTGAGCTGAAATAGCAGTTAATATTTGACTTGGATTTCCTGTAGCTCCTTGTAAATTACAAAAAGCTGTTTCAAGAGCTTGAAGAATAATTTCAATTGAAATAGGAGTTGTACTAGTAATAACACAAGCAGGAACAAAAGATGGAAGTACAAGTACAGGATCAGGTTCATTTTCTAAAGCTGTGATTCTAATTCCGTAATTTTGTAAAGTTTGATTAATAATCGTTATTTGATTAAGTAATCCACAAATCTTATTTCCTATTGCTTGAATATAATCTACAAGTTGCATCGTAGTAACAGTATCCCCAGTTCCATTAGTATAATAAAAACATGGAGCAATTGGAACTATACAATCTGGACAATTTATTGGACTTCTTGTTGGTGATGTAGTATTTTCAAGAGCACATACTTTAGTTATGATAAGTTGAAGAAGAGCATGAAAATCTGCTGGTCCACAATTATTAGGATCAAAACAATCTAAATCAAGAGTAGAAATATCAAGTTGACGTAATACTTCACAAAGTTCAGTTGCAAGTTTAAAAGTAACATCACTTATAGAGTCTCCTTTACACAATTTAATACAAGGAATATCCGGACCTTGCCAGATTACACAATTTGATGATATTGGATTGCAGCCTTGGTTGTCAATATTTAGAGGTTTCATCTTAATTTCTTTATATTAATATACAAAATATTTTAATCATTAACAATTTATTTAGAGCACTCGGGACTACTGCAATCTCCAATATTTGCTACAGTACCTGTTCCAGATATAATTGTAACTGTGTTTTCAATAGCACAAATATATGTAGGATTTAATACTGTTTGTTCAACATAGTCATTATCACAATTATAATAAGAAATATAAACTCCAAATTTTGATGGCTCAATTGCATAACAAAAACAACTAATAACACAATCGGTATTTGTTGTACAAGGTGTTTCTGAATTTATAATTAAAAACTGAGAATTAACTGGAGCACAAACTGGTTCAATAGCAGATTGAGAACAAACATATTCTGTAGTATTTTCTGCAACTGTTATTGTTGTAGCACAACCTTCACAATCTATATATCTAAAAGTTATTGTATTTACAATAGCTTGAATGGAATAACAAGTACAAACAATTGGACCGGGTATAATAAAATTAGGATCTAAAATTGATTTAAGATCTAATAAATCTTTTTTAATTTCCCACTTAGCCATATCATGATCACAACAAATTGTTACACCATATCTATTAATAGCCATTTCATCAAACACTTGTTCGGCAAAATTACAACTTATCTTTTCAGTATATTGAGTAGAACATCCGGGTGTATTATAACCAGGTTTAACCATTCTACTTCTAAGTTGTACTGGAGTTGGGAGTGGAGTTGGATTACATTCTGCACAAGTAGTAAAAGATTCTAAAATAGGTGAAGGTAATAAGTTTACTCCTGGACACTCAATACTTAAAGTTACAATGTAGCAAATATCAGGACATCCTTGTAAAGTAACAATTAAACCTTCATAATCTACCACCGAAGGATCATTTGTTACAAAGAAATTATTTGAATCTGAACAATCTGTTAATGTATAACAATTAGGCGCTATTCCTAAACATTCATCACAAGTTGGAAAAGGTGTAGAAACATTTAAAAGTGTAATAGCTTCTCCACAATCTGGTGATTCTGATATTACAAAACATCTACATTGATCTAGTACTGGAAAATTTACACAAGGAAAATTATCGGTACAATTTGTACAATCTGTATAAAGAGTTCCCCCAGAAAGATTTATAAAACCTACATAAGATCCTCCTATTTGTAGTTCTTTTTCTACATACCAACACTTGTTTCCAAGAGCTGGAATACTAACTACTGATCCTTGATATGATCCAAAATTGTTTTGAATAGTAATAATATCTAAAGGATCACAACAATTTGTAAGAGTAAATTCTTGATTACCTTGATCTAAAGGATCTATAAAAATTGGTATTCCATTACCTATACCACCAGGTAACGCTGGGATATCTTCTGGACATATTTTTATAGTTTGTCCTATATAAGCTGAAAGATCATTAGTAACATAAAGAGTTTGAACTGGAGAATCTGGATCACAATCTGCAGCTTCTAATGCAAAACAAACTTCTTGATAGTTAGTCCAAATTGCATAAGTTGTTTTAGTTGTAGATACTTCTGATAATACTCCTGTAAAAGAACCATCAAAAGTTTGATATACATTTACTGCACTTGCAAAAAAACCTTGATTTACTAAATAAAAGTGTTCAGCAAAAATAGCTGGAGATCCTGGATTCAAATTAGTTACTATTAACCAAGTAAGTCCACCATCTATTGATTTAAGTCTATTATCTTCAGCACCTGTTGCCCATAAATTTAAATCATCAGTCCATGTTAAATGTATACCAGATTTAGCCCAAACCCATTTTTGAGTAAAAGTTAAACCTCCATTAACTGATACATATATATAAAAAATTCCTAGAGCAACAATAGTTTGTTGATTAGTTGAAATATGAATACCAGTAATAGAATTACTTGGTGTTCCACTTATAGGTGATGTTGAATTAAGATGAGTCCAACTTAAACCACCGTTAGTTGTTTTATAAACATTATCGTCAATAGTTCCTACAACACCTACTAAAGGACTAATAAAGTGAATTGAAGTTAAATCTTCACTTGGTATTTGTGTAGTAACATTAAAAGTAAGACCACCATCAGTACTCTTTAATACAATCCCATTTGGACCACATATAAAAATATTATTTATATCTACTACACTTACTTCTTGCCAAACATCAACAGCTGGAGATAATGAAAGACTAGTATAATTTCCAGCTGGTTTTGTCCAAGTAACTCCAGCATTATAAGAAACATAAATACCTAATTCTTTACCACCACCTGTACAACTTAAAGTTACTACACCAACAACAAAAACAATATCTGCGTTACTTGGAACAGTTTCAACATCTAAAAGAGTAACATTACAAGCTTCTGGAAATGTATTTGAAACACTTACATCTATCCAAGAACCTGTAAGATTATCTAATCTTCTTACTGAAGCATCATTACCAACCGCATATGTTTTTGATTGAATAGCCATTGTTTATGGTTTTTGTGGTGGAGTATAACTAACATTAACATTAGTTGGTTGTGTATTTGTAGGTTGAACTGTTTTGATCTTAAGCTCATAAGCTCCTATACATCTTGTACAAACAGTTGCACCATTTGAGGCTTTTACAATTTTAGCTCCAGCGCAGCCTACACATGGAGTTTTACAATTAGGACACTGCATATTTGTTGGTTTTAATTATTTATCTGCAAGAATAACAATCCATTTTATCTAAAAGTTTTACCGCATAATTATAAAGCTGCATTCCTTTTGTAGGCTCATGACAAAATTCTACTTTTGCTTTAGCCGCATCTAAATACATCTTTATCATTCTCAAAGAATTAAGTTTATCTTTTACTTCAACTGGTGGATCACAAGCTGCAACATCAAGATCACAAAGAAGACCGTTATATTTATTTAAAGCAGATGTTATACGCAAATGATTATACTCTACATAAACTAAATCATTTGGTGAAACACTATATCTAATAATGTAAATCCCATCCGGAAGATCTACATAAGTAGTTCCACACCCAGTAGATTGAACTCCAAGATCACAAGCTGTTAAGTTAAGTGTAAATCCAGGTTGAAAGCTTTGTTCTGTAAAATTAGCAGGAGTAGAGAATCCCGGTAAAGTTATCTGTAATAAAGGACACTTTACAAGAATTTGACTATTATAAACACTAGTATCAATAAGTCTTAAAATTGACTTATTCATTGTATCTGGTGCTTCAAGACTTAATACATGTTGACTCATTGCTAATTATATTAATGTGATTATAAAAAAAGAGGAGAAGAAGTTACCCTCCTTCTCCCTTTTTTTTCTAGTTAAGTACTAGTAATTATAGTATTACTGGTTGAATTGGAGGAACAGTACATTCACCACAAGAAAATTCTTCAATTCCTTCGCATGGGGCAAAATTACCTAACCAAGTTCCAATAAAAGTTTCTAATGCAGCATTAGCATTATCAGTAATAATCTCTAACATATACTGATCATTATCAAATACTCCAGATGGATTATTGAAACGAGGTACATTATGTTGAATATAATAACGAGTATAAAGCGCATTTCTATCAATCGCATTTAAGATATCATCTCCTTGAGTGATCTCTCTAATACGGATATCACTGTGGAAGAAGTTCTGTAAATAAGATTCAGATAAGATAAAGTCACGAAGAACTTGTTCTCCAAAACCATTACCTTGTAAACCTGGACACTCTTCAACAACACAAAGTCCTTCAAAAATACAAGGATCTCCTGTATAATCAACTAAAGAAGCAAGGATTTTAACCGGCTCTTTTTCAAAGAAATCTGTTACTTGGAAAGAACAGTTACCAAATCTAGTCTCTACATAAGCTCCAAATAAACGAAGACCAGCGCACTCACCATTTACATGTCCTGGAGAAACATAATTACTCCACCATTGAGTAGCATTTACAGCTACACCATCTGGATCTACAGTAGTTCCTGGAGCAAACCATGCAACACCTGATTCATCATAAACTACAGCAAAAACAAAATCTTTAAGATATGCTGTTGTTGTAATTTGTTCAGCCCACTGAATAAATACTGTAGTAGAATCTACAGCAGTTGGTGTAGGACCAGAACAACATCCTGTGTAAGCAGAAACTGTTTGATAAGCATTATGATTTAAAGCGCGTAAAGCAGGAGAACCTTTTACATCTACACGTAAATAATATGTTTCATCACATAAGAATTCTCTACAGCAATTAGCAGCTAAAGTAACTGAAGTTACTTCAAAATCAGGTTGAGTACCAGCTCCAACAGTTGGAAGAGGATTAACTAAAGTAAGAATATCACCATTAGTATATCCAGTTCCACCATTAACTAATGTAACTAAAATTACATTACCACCAGAAACAACTACAGTAACAATTGCTCCAGTACCAGTACCACCAGCAGTAATAAGATTATCATAAGTACCATCAACAATAGATGCACCTGCTGTATTAGTAATAATACTAGCTATACGATCATCTGTATAAGGAGTATTTCCAATTGAGATAGCAGTTTGTTGTGGTTCACAAGAGTCAACGCGATAAACTCTACTAACATATTTAGGATTAATAATCTTAGATTTGTTAGTTTCTTTATAACCTCCATGAAAAGGACCAATTTTATCATCACGTAGTAACGAAGTACTAGCTAAGATAAGTGGACAACCTGGAGTAACAGTAGCCGAATTGACACTTGTAAAACTTCTAGGATCAAAGAAACCATAATACCCAATTACAGGTAAAGTTCCACTGTTAGATGAAAGTTGTGTTAAAGTAACACTAGGTACACTAGCTGTAGTAATGAATCCATCTGTTGAATAAGGATTTCCAATACTTTGGGCAGCACCTGTACTTGCAAGATTTCTAGTAACACCAGTTCCTAGAAAGCGCTTTGTAAAAGCATGATTGAAATAAGACATAATTTAGTTTTTAAGGGTTATACAAATATAGTTTATAATATAATTAATTTTTTTATTCAAAGCAAATTTTTTTTTAGTTATTTGTTTCAACAGATTGATCAGCTCTTAACATTTGGTTAATTGACTCAATATCACCAGCAAGAATAGAAACTGCTTCATCTATAAATAATTCTACAATATCATCTTTAAACTCACATTCAACATCTACAGTACTAACTGTTTGAGTATATGGATCTACACAATTTAATATTTGAATCCTTACAGGTTGTCTATAATAATGTAAAATTGTATCTGTTACAGTAAAGTCATTATTAGTATAGACTCTAAATCTGTTATTAGTAAAAGTAGCAAAAGTCTCAGCCCATTCAAAACTTGGTTTTTTATTGACATCTCGAAGAAGCTCATCTACATTGGCTTCTTCAGCTAAATAAATAACCATCCTTCTAGGTTTATCGCAGCAATCATTTGTTGCATATACTGATATTCTTTTATATTCAAAGTAATCATCTGGTATATCTGGAGATTCAAAATATAAAGATTTATTAGTTAAAGTTACAGGAACTTGTATTAATAACTTTTGAAGATCATCTATTCTTCTTTTTGATTGTTCATCTCCTTCTTGTTTGGCATTAGTACCATGAAGATTTCTACGGCACCACTCTACTTGACCTTTATTAAAAGCTTCGACAACTTGCCAGCACTCTATGTTATCATAGTCATTGCTAGCAAGTTTATTAAGTCGTTGCCTAATCTTAAGTTGTATAGTAGCGTTATTCATATTTATTTTTTATTCATCTTTCTAAGAGTCTTAGCTAAATTAGCTTGACGCTTTGTTGTAGTACTAGCTTTAGATCCTTTTTTTGTAACTTTATTAGCAAAAGCTGCGGTTGACATACCCGCTTTTTTAGCTTTAGCTTTAAAAGCACCAGGATTTTTAATAGCTCCTTGAATCCAATTCTTTGCCATGATTACTTCTTTTTTTTGTAAATCATTTTTGCTTTATTAGCTGCTCCACCTTTTTTATACATACCTCCACCATATTTTTGTGTAACAGTAGGAGTAGCAGCAGCTTTTTTCTTAGCCGCATTTGCTCTTGCTATTTCTGCATCGGCTTTAGCTTGATCTCTTTTAGTTTGATTAGTAAAAGCTTCATCTATTTCTTTAGAAAATTGAGGATATTTACTTTTTGATTTTTTAACACTATCTTCAGTCCATCTTGCTTGTGTACCAGTACCTACAAATGTTTTATTTTTATCACCTGTAATTGCCATACCATAATTAGCTTTAGCAAGTTTTTTACTTTTACTCTTTATTATTTTTCTCATAACTATTTTTTTAGACTTAACATCCACCTTTTTTCATCTTAGATGTTGCTCCACCTTTTCTATACATAGTTTTACTTTTTTTAGATCCACCTTTTGCCATCATAGAACTAGACATATCAGATCCTGATCCATAAACACCCATACCCATTTTAGCTTTTTTTAAAGAACCACCTTTTGCCATCATTTTTTTTGCTTTCATAATTTATTTTTTAAAGTTAACAATTCCACTTTCTTAAAGACTTATTAATCCTACTATTAGGATCATTAGCTGTCTTTGAACTTGTAAGCTTTTTTTTCATCCCACTCATTCTAGAACAAAAGCTTTTTCTTCTTTTAGCAGCTTTGCTATCGGGATCAAGTTTAGATGGTTTAGTAGTAACAGCAGTCTGTAACTTACTACCAGGATTAGCTGCTCTATATGAAGCTACTCCTTTAGCATTAAGTCCTCCTTTAGGATCTTTACCCGCTTTACGTTGCCAAGCAGCTGTCTTTGCCATATTACTTTTTCTTAGCTTTTATAATACCACCTTTTTTCTTGTAACCCATATTGTTTCTTACTTCTGTAGGAAGTTTAGCCAATCCTGGATTTTTAGATGGATTTACAGCTTTTAAATTTGATCCACCCATGGCCATCTTTTTAACTTTTTTACCTTTAGCTTTCATAGATATTATTATATTATTTTTTCTTTTTAGTATTATAAGGATTATCCTTATGCCATTTTTTAGTAGCTGCTAATCCTTGTTTTATAGTTTTAGCTCCTGCTTTCTTAGTTAAATTTATAGTATCCCACTTACCTTTATCTTTATTGGAATGATTTACCATGATATCACCAGGTTTACCTTTACCTATTTTATTAGTTTTTTTGTAAACCTTATGTTTTATACTATCTATAGTAACTATAGCCATTACTTTTTCTTTTTTTTCATTAATTTTTTTTCACGAGCTTCTTCTTTTTTACTTTCAGTTTTCTCATGTTTTTTCATAGCAGCTTTTGTAGTATATCTTTCCTCTGCTTTTGTCCCTTTATATTCAATGATTTTTTTCTTTGCCATAATTATTTAATTTTACCTGATGCAATATTACTATATTCTTTAGCTTTTTTAGAAGCCATGTTTTTTACATCAGCCATAAGCTTCTTATCATTTTGAATTTCTTTAGCTCTTTGTAATGTGTTCATAGCAGATTCTATTTCCCACTTTCTCATCTCTGCTTTGCCACCCATTCCAATAGAAACTACAGTAGATGATTTTGCTTTTGATGTTGGTTTTTTCTTAGTCATAAGTTAATTTTTTAAATAGTATAGATTTCATAATAAATATAAAAAACACCTTCCCATTGATCAGCGCCTGCTGTTGCTGGACTAGCATTATATATTTCAACACCTAAACCATTTGGTATCAATACACCATTAGCAAGAAGATAAGGAATAGCTTTATCATCAACTGCTGGTTTATAATAAGGTGTAAGTTGTACATAGATATTATCCTTATTAGCCTGGGTCAAATTAAGGCTAGGATTATTAATATAGATTTGTGCAACACTTCCAAAACTTGGAACTGGGCCACCAAGGACTTCTATATTATCTAATTCAATAATACCTTTAAGGGTATTTACTTCTACAACAGTGCTAACTGTTAGATCATGATTATAAAAAGCAGTTCTTTGAATAAGATCACCACCTAATTGCCAGTTGCGAGTTTTTTTTATTTTGTATTCAGGATATCCCATAAAAATTAGTTTTTTGTTTAGTATAATATAGTAAAATTATCGATGCGCTTTAGTTTTTTGCTTTATATTTTTTGGTTGTGATACAAATTGTTTACCTTTTCTATTACCTTCAGCTTTGGCTTTATTAGTAGCAGCCTTCTCTCCAGATGATAAAGAACTCCAAGCAGATTCAGGTAAATATCTTTTTTTACCTTTAGACTTCACCTCTTTAAAAGAACCTTTCTTTTTATTAGCATAGGTTCCAGATGTCATCCACTTTTGAGCTGACCAATCTCTTAAACTTTGCTGAGGATCTTTAGCCATTACTTTTTACCTTTAATTTTAGCTTGAACAGTTTTACTAAGATCTTTTAAATGAAAAAGATAAATACTTGAAGCGCTATGTTTTTTGCCACTCATTAGATTTCCCTTGCTATCTTTATGAACTCCGGATCCTTTGTAAAGAGTTCCATCTTTTTTATAATGTGGTACGCCTTTCATATTACTTCTTAGTTTTATATCCTCCACCTTTTGACTTATACTCTTTAGCAAGTAGTTGAGCCTTTCTTGCGCTCCACTCACCAGGATCACCACCTTTAGTACCAGCTTTAATCTTATTAAATAAAGACTTTCTCATACCCGCTTTGGTATATACTCCTGCTTGGTTTACTTTGCTTTTAGTTTTTGCCATTACTTTTTTTTAGTTTTAATTCTTTAGCTTGATCTTTAGGGTTATTTATTATAATTGTTTTATAAGTTTCAAACATTTTTTTTCTTGCTTCATCAAGATAAGGATTAGTAGAATTAAAAGTTTGTTTTGGTTCAACTTTAGTAGTATCAGATTCGCCTCCTTGATAATATCTAATAATTTTAGCACTACGAGTATCCTCATTCATACGACTTTTTTTAGAAGCCTCAATTTTTTTAGAGGCTCCTACATATCCCATATGACTTCCAAAATTACTTGTTGCAATTGATGTTTCTATTTTTTTACGATCTTTTGCATATTTATCTTTTCTTGGCATAATTACTTCTTTTTAGGCACATTGCAAGCTGCAGTATTTAAACCACCTTTATAACGTGTTGGATTAGTAACTACTTCACAACATGCTGCTATATTCATTCCTCCTTTATACTGAGTTGGTTTTGTAACTACTTCAGGATACTTGTTTAAAGACTTAATTGTTTTCATATTTATTTCTTTTTAGATTTAACTGAACCACCTTTTTTATATGAACCAGTCTTAACTACTTGATTTTTATTTCCACCAACAACAAATGAATTTGCTCCAGTATTAGAAGTATTATTTTTAGTAGTAGTATTTCTACTATTATTAGTATTAGTATTTCTAACATTAGTAGAGTTAGTATTTCTAACATTAGTAGAATTAGTATTTCTACTACTATTAGTATTTCTTCCACTACTTTGATCTACTTTAGTATTAGTAGTTTTATTATTAGAATTAGTTGTTTTTTTATTACCCATTGAAGTACCAACAGATTTAACAGTTTGTTTTGTAGTTGGTCCACCTTTTAACATTTTTCTCATAGTTTTCATATATTTTTGATTTTTAAGTTTTTGTCCACCAAATTTTCGATTTTCTATAGCACTCATATTTCCGCTTCCACCTGTAACTGTAGAATTATTTCCATAATTACTAGTATTACCTTCATTAATAGTACGATTAGCACTAGAACTACCACCAGTTCCACCTGCACCTCCTGTACCACCAGCTCCTCCAGTTGCTCCAGCTGAAGAACCTGAAGTAGTACTAATATTAGTATTACTATTATTAGTAGATGTTGAAGTAGATCTAAGTTTAGATCTACCTGTTCCAATAGCTATAGATAGATTTTCAGCCTTAGATCTTTTCATATCTGCAGCATTTTCATATCCTAAAGCTTTTGCTTTTTCTGTTTTAGCTTTAGCTCTTCTAATAGCTCTTGGACCTATTAATTTATACTTATTATAACGTGCCATATATTTTTATTTTTTCCAATGTACTTCAACTTTTTGTAATAAATCTTCTAGAATCTTATCATTTAAAGGATTCTTTAAAAACTCTAAACACTCTGCAGTATTTCTACCCATAATAGTTTGTGTAGACATATGATAAATCATACCATCTGATTTAGGCGCCAATAACTTATAAAAATTAGCATCTTTAATTAAAGCTCTAAGTTTTAAAGTTTCTACATCTTGACTAGCTGTATCTAAAAAATACTCAGCTGCTCTACGCTCACTTCTCTCTACACCTTCTCCATTAATAAATGTATCTAAATTATCATAGATAACATCAACTGGAGTTGATCTTTTATATTGAGAACTATTGCCATCTACAACTTTAGCTACATACATAAGCTTAGAAACTTGCTTTTTATACATATGCTCAAGTTCAGCAAGAGCCTTATTACGCAATTTTTTAAGTTCTGTTTTAGTAGCAATTGTATTAATCGCTTTATCTAAATAAAACTTTGGAGCAACTGGTTTATTTTTAGCATCATCATAACTCTTTGCTACAATAGAAAATCCACCAGCATTGATTGCGTAAAATCTAATTAGATCATGAGGATTATTTTCTGGATCTAAAGGAACAGGTTTGTTACCACAACGAACTTTAATCGTAGACCAAAAATCATCATTATCCGGTCTTAGTAATTTTACTTTATTCCAAAAATCAATATCAGTTGGATCTATAATATTAGTTGCTAGTTCAGCTTCTAGTTTTGCTACAACTTTATTAATATCTAAAATTACAGCTTCTCTTCTCTCTTTATCTGGAATCAATTTAACTTCTGGAGCATAAGGATTAAGACCTGTTACATATCTCTTGATTCCATTAAGCTCTATACAAGCTAATTCTTCTTCATGAAATACTCCATCAAATAAAGAGATCCCATAATTCTGAAGACCTAGATTATCTACATCAGGGTCAAAGAACGGTTTAATCGAAATTTTTCCTTGATCTGAGATCGTAGGAAGTTCTGTAAGTGTTACTTTCATTTTATGTTGGTTTAAGGTTAGCTTTTTGCACTTGGACCAGGATCGAACCAGTCGTGTCTCTTATTTCAAAACACTATCCAAGCAAGGCACCAATATGCGGAAGGAAACATGAATAACCTTCCGCTGGCGCTAATATTAGAATGATCCTCCCGTGATTGGGTTTCTCATAACTATCTTCAATACCTTAGTTGGGTCTTTTACCCAAATAGCTGGCATTGTTTGTGTCATATAAACACGGTATCCATTGAACTGTCCATTAGATTGGAACCCTTGAGTTCTTCCCATGTAGTCCATAGTACCGTTTTGATACCACCACTTCAATTGATTATCCCAAGATAATTTCAATAAGAAGATATTATCATTTCCTGTATCAGTAATATCAAAGATAATAAAGCTATAAGAAGATAATGGGTTACCATCGATAATTGGATTTTCAATATCATTTGTATGGATATTGTCAAAAGCTGGGTTCAATACAAACTTAACATTTGCTAAGAATGGAATAACGTAGCTAGTATAAGCAAATCCAAATCCTAAATCCATACCCTGGCCAGAGATAGCTCCGATACCACTGTTTTGAGCAGCTTGGATTACTAAACCAGAATTAGAAGCTTCACGCTTAATAGCTTCATTAACAAGGCGCATACCACCCATACCAGTCTGAACAATAAGCTGACGCTTAGGATCTGGACCTTGGAATTCAACACGACCTGCGTAGAAATTATAAAGCTCAGCGCGGAATAGTTCAAGAGAGAAATTAGACTTATTATAAACCTTTTTGAAAGAGTTATCTAATTGTTTCCAAAGACCCACTGACATACGGATATCATCTGGACCATCTTGCTTGATACGTCCACCGTGTCCCCACATTAAGTAAGTCTCGATATCTGTAGCAATTTTAGTAAGATGTGCTGCTTCCATAGAAGTAACAAATGTTCTGCTCAATGTTCCATTAGCAACAGCGCGCTTTACATAATCTTTACCCATAGTAGCAACCATGTCTTCAATCTTAGAAATTGACGGATCCATAGATTTGTCAAAGTTTCTCCAGATTTCAGTTACAGGAACTGTACCATCAGCATTCATACCACCACGAGTCATCATATCTGCGCGAGATGAAATAGAGTAGTGAACATGTGCTTCAGATCCACCTACGAAATTGTAAAATTCGCGGTATCCAGAACGTGTAGTAATATCAGAGAATCTTTCTCCATACTCACCACGAGCAGAACCTTTACGGAAAATCTTAGTTTGACCTTCTAAGTATTTATTATCTAAATACTTGTAGTTATCATTGTTTACAAGTTGAACAGTGTAGATATAACCATCACTAGCTGGAAGAATATCATCCACAGTAATGTACATCTCTGCACCATTATACTTGTCATAAGTGATGATATCTCCATGACCAAACTCACGCTTGTTGATTTTGATTCTGAAAGTTGTACCATCTATACCTTTAGTAGTATTATCTGGTTCGATATCTTCGATGATATAAGGAAGATCCTGAGATACAGGAGTCTGCCACTTATACTCACCTCTAGCGTTATCTACCATGATAACATTTTTGCCACCAAAACTTGACATCTGATAGAGTGGCATCTCTACCTTCTGGGTCATTGCCCAGATGTCTACTGGACCCATATCCATAGGTTCAGCGTCTTTTAACATGTTGACTAAGTGGTAAGAATCTACGTGAGAAGAAGCTTCATACTTCGTGTCACGCAAGAATATACCATTGTTTAAAACTGGAGTGCTCATTGTGTTGTTATTTATTTAGTTATTAATATTATCTTTTAAAAAATCCACCTGTTGGTCTTTGAATTCCACTACGAGTTCTAGTAGATGCTCTTTGATCAGCATCAATATCAGATCCCACGGAAGAACCAATTTTATTTTTTTCTTCTGTTTTAAGTAATCTAACTGTTTTCTCTATAGTACTTTTTGAACCATTTTCTTTAACCTTATTTCTATAGCCATCAGGATCTGCTAATAACCATAATGCTTCTGCTACAAGAGCATGATTAGGTTCTACAAATTGATACTTTTCTAATAAGTGTCCTAAGAGATTTGTTTGTTTACCTGAAACAGAAGGATAGTTTGCTTGTACTAGACCACTATACAATAAACCTTGTGTTTTTTTATCAAGTTTTAAACCATTAATTTCAGCTGGTTCTAATACTTGATATATATTTTCCATATATGCTTGAGCATGTTGCTGTTGTTGTTTACGCAATTGCTCTTGTCTAGCAAGTTGTTGTGCAACTACTTGCTCTTGCATAGCATCCAATTTTGGTTTGAATTTTTTAGCTTTAGACTCTAATTCATCTCGATCTCTCCAGCCAATAATCTCTTCTTCAATTTCATCTGGTGTCCAATCTGGATTTGTAGCATTAAGATATGATCTAACAATTTGTTCTTGATCACTTTCTTCTGAAGGATCAAGTTGTCGAACTTCTTCTACTTGAGCTAGAGTTCTAAATAAACCTTTCAAATCTTTCCCTCCATCAGCAATATACTTTGCAGCATATTGCATCTCTTCAGGAAGAGAATCAAAAAATTCTATTGGAACTTGTTGACGTATTTTATTTTCTTTCTCTTTAAAATTAGCTGTAAAAAGTTCTTCAAAATCTTTAACTGAGTATTTAGTAAGATCCTCATCTTCTCCCTTTTCATTTTGAAAAGGAACAATTTGATTAGTTTCAATAAGCCTTTGAGCAAGTTCTAACATAGCATCTTTACTCATCTTAGGTCTTCCACCTGGCTTATCTGGATCTGCAGTTATTTGATTTAAAATCTCTTCTTCATCTTCCTTAGTTAATTTTTCTGGAAGAGAATCATCTTTCTTAAAATTTGTTTTTACATCCGGTGATGATGAATCATCCTCATCATCTTTTTCAAGGAACGAAAGATCTACTTTTTTATTAGTGAAAATATTAGGTTTTTCAACCTGTTTTTTCTCACCTTCTGGAACCATAACACTCTCTGCGCCAGGGGTTCCTAATAGTTGATCTAAATCGGCAATATCCACTGTTTTAACAGTGGTTGTGCCTTCTTCTTTTTTATCTGACATGTTGGTTGGTTTTTATGATCTGACAATTAAATTTACTCAAAAATATAAAATCTAAACTTAATAAATTTACACTTATAAACTAATAGTGAAACATTTGTTAAATTATATCACTATTAAGATTTTTTCTTAGGTGTTTTTTCTTTTTTTCCTACATCATATTTGTTCTTATTTTCTTTTGCAATTTGATAATCTACATTCTTTAAAAGCATTTGTTGACTGAGCTTCTGTTTTTCTAAGTCTATTTTCTGTTGACTATGTTGATTTCTAGATACTTCCTTCTCACGATTAAGATTCATTGTAGCATCAAATTCTTCAGTTTTTCGCATGTTACTCATTACATCTTGGAAATCACTCATCTTATTCTCATTAAGATCTTGCATCGCTCCATAACCTGCTGATTTAATCTCAGCTACAAGTATATCTTTACGTCTATTTTTCTCAGCTTCAAGAACTTCATGATCAAGTTCCATCTGCTTTTCTTTAGTACGCTGTTCAGCTTCCATTTGCTTCATCTTCTCTTCATGAGCCATCTGTTCTTGACGTTGACCTTTAGATTTTTCTTCTACAGATTTTAAAGTATGTGTAAGTTCTGCTAAAGATTCAGATTGAATAACGGCACCTAGATCATAAATAGAGGCTCCAGCTGTATTATTTTGCATAGCTAGTTGCTTCATTTGTTCTAAGATAGATCTATGATTAGCTTTAGTTGTACAATAAACATTTATATCACGAAGCAATAAATCAGTACCATTGATTTCAAAATTTACTTTCTCATCTTTAGTCGTCATATACTGTAACCTTAAAGAAGGTTTAGTAGATTGATAATATTGCGCAAGATCTGTTCTCATCTGGTGAACTCTTGGCATCAGATAATCTGAGTGTTGAATAAAATACATCTCTGTTTGAGCATAAGATCCAGCAACAGCTTGTTCTATCCCGGTAGCAGTATCCGATTGACCTATCTGTTGTCCAAGTCTTTGTGGAGTAACACCAATATTTTCAAAACATTGTTGCTTAAAGTAATTAGCTAATTGAATCCTAGATAATAATCTATTAGTCTGAGAAAGATCTAGTTGTTGGAAATGCTGGAAAGCTAAAGGATTTTCAGTATTAGTTATAGTTGTATCCAACGGTAACATCTGAAAATTCTTCATTGCAACATAAGCCTTGGCTAAGTTGTTCTTTCCCCAATCTTCACCCAAAGAGTGACGAGGTAAAGCATTCTGATCTAATAATACTACTGTTCCAAGTTCATCAACTAAGATATCTGCTATCTGATTGTTTACTATATTGTACCCAATCTGATAAGGTTTCATAAGATCTACTAAAGCTGTTGATCTAGTATTACGATCAGAGAAAACAGAACCTTCTACTGGAAGTTTACAACCATATAAAGTATTATCACCTTTAAATTGGAATTTAAGTGGTCCCACTTTATTTTGATCAATACCTAGATAAATAGGATTTACTCCACCAGGATTATTAGCTCCCCAGAAAGTAGGTCGATTAGGACCAATCTTTACACCACCCCAAACTTGATTAATCCATATCCAATCAATATGTTCTCCAAAGATTAAAGTATCTTTAGTCTTATTTTTAAATAACTGAGTATTATAAATAGGTTTATCTGTTATCTCATAGCTTTCATCAATAATATCAGTGATTGTTTCACCTGTATCATTAATTTTAGTTAGATGTCCCACTTTACGCTGAGATTTCCAATAATTAGTAGTGACTCTTAGCATATAAGCCATTCCCTCATCATAGTAATCTTCAGATTGACCCATAATCCAATTTACAATATCACCTCCATTATAATCGTAATTATCCCACATAGAAGTAAATTGTCTATAAGCAAGACCGGGCATATTAGTATTCCAATCATGACTCTTAGTAGCATCATAATAAGATCCATCATTTTGATAGCCCTGATTAGCATAACCTGCAGAACGTACAGGGTATATAGCTTCAAGTGATTCCAATTGATCATTTGTCATTAGATAACCGTATTTATCTATAACATCGGCTACGGTCATCATTTCTATTTTACCGACCCAATTACCTTGACTAATATATCTTACTTCAGGAGATTTGTGATAAAAAGTTAAAACTGGATTCCAAAGTTCTACATCATAATCATCTTCATACATCTTAAAGTGCCAAAACTCTCTATCTGTAATAAGACTATCTCTAAAACCTCTTTCCTCAAGTTCATCTAATTTAAATCTTTCATCATCTACTCTATGTTGGTGAATTGCCCAATCTTCACATAAACTTCTATAATCTTTATTAAAGAAATTTTGAATCTCAGGTAATGTTTTTAAATTTTCAGGAGCTAATTGTTGTTGCATTTGCTCTTGTAATTCAGGATCATTAGGATCTGCACCCTGAGATATCATATTAGCTATAAGCTTCTGTTGAGCATCTTGCATCAAAACTGATTCAATAGCATTCATCTTTAACTGCAACATCTCATTGTAAGAGTTTTCATCAACAGCTCTAAAAGTAATTTTGTTATTTCTTTTAGCAAATTCACTAGTTAAAACATTTATCACATTTGGAATAATAGGATAAAATTTAAGTTCTAAAGCTGTATCATCTTGTTTTACAAGAACTTCAACAAGATCTCTCATCTCATTATCTTGTTCAACTATGTAATCATTTCTATCAATAATACCTTTAGCAAGCTTATAGTTTTTCATCAACCTTTGAGCATTGCGTCTAATTTGCTTAAGCCCCTCCCATTCTAACCAATCCATATTCCAAGCTATCCACTCTTCATCTTTTTCTTTTCTAGGTAAAAATTGAATAGGTTGTGTAATGGAACCCATACGGTTATACTCCGTTTTGGCTCCACTCTTTAATTGCATCGCATTTAAAATCTTCATGTTACTTTATATTTTTAAACATGTTTTTTGGTGGTCTTATAGAACTAATTTTGCTATTATTTCCAATATGTCTAAAGGCATTATTGCTTAATTTAAACAAATTATCTGACTTTTGCAAATGCTTAGTATCCTTATATTCCACACGTTTTTTATAACCTCTATTAGCTTGTTGTACTTTAGCAAAAGCAACAAGTGCTGCCAAAGATACTAATCTATCGACATTGACACCATCTTCATAAGCTTCCATTTCAACCATAGCCATAACATCTGGGATCCTTTCAATACCATAGACTCTTTTTACTATGGTACCATCTTCCTTAGTTTCGACATCTATTTCTTCTTTTAAAAACTCAATTAAATAACTAAGCATATGACTTTTAAATAAAGTCCCAGTATTCTTCCAGCCATATTCTTGAAACACATTAGCATTAGCACCTAGATCTTTAAGAAAAAGAATTTGATTTTTAGGTACAAGATACTTTTGTAATTTCTTAGAAATCATATGTCTAATAAAATGACTTATGTTATTTTCAACTAGTGTCCAAGCATTATACCACTCGATAAGTAATTCTAATCTCTCATGGGTTTTATTGATATCATCAAATCGACCACACCAACTAGCAACAATTTTATCTTGTTCTACAAAAGTTTCTGTTTTTTCATTATGAACTCTAGTTACTTCTACTGGATTTTTATAAATATAAATAGAACAAAGTGATTCTGAAGTAGTTGTTTTACCTTCACCAACAGGGTCAATAGAAGCAAAATAAGTTCCCCATGAAGCTCCAGTATCTGGTTTTTCCCAAACAACAATAGTTCCTGTTTTATCTTCAGTATTTTTTGTAATAGGAAATTCTGAAATAGGAAGTTTACTTGTCATTTTAGCTTCAATTTTTCCATCTGGAGCTCTATTAAGTTCTACAAATTCGTAAGCATATTCTTTATCTAGAATTCTACGCTTTTGTGCTGCAACATAATCTAAAGGAAAAATTGATACACTTCTTGAAGCAAAAGCTTCAGCAATATTAGTTGGATTCTGAGATATCCTTAATTGATATTGTTCTGGAGAAAGTTCTCTTTTCCATCTTTCTCTAAGAACATCTATTGCTTTTAAAGCTTCTTCAACAAGAGAATTACCAAACTCATCTATATAAGGAGGCATTGACCATTGCTCTGGAATAAATAATCCACTTAATCCTATTGTTTTTTTCTCATCTAAAAGATCAGTTTCTACAGCATAAATATCATTTGGCACTGGTCTCAATATCATTTCCTTTAAAGGTCTACACTGACCAAGATCACCAACAGATCCTGCTGCAATAAATAATCCAGTAGTTATATGACCAGATTGTAAAGCAGGTCTAAGGTACTCATATGTTTTATCCATCTTGGGTGCAATACCTGCTTCTTCGTGAAAGAATAAAGAACAAGGTCCACCTACACCTGCTGTAGCATCTTTTTCAAAAGTTAACATAGAAAGAACTCCTTTGAGACCCTTCATATATTTTCTACCTGAACTATTTGTTTCTTCAATTTGTTGTTGCCACATACCCGTCTTCCAAGGATTCATTGGACGATACCAAGCTGTGTGCTCATTAAGAAATGAAAGATACTCATTAAGAAACTTCCAAGATCCTTTATCATTAACTTGATCTTTTAATGCTGCGCCTATTTTAAGAATAGGTGTTTCTTCAAACCAAATTAAATTAATAAGTTTAGCACAATGGAAATATGATGAAGCTATTTGTCTTTTCTTTAAAATAGCGCAATGCTTATAATTAAGTTCTGCTAGTAACTCATATAAAGCCATATGATATTGCGCATCTCGAATTCCGGGAAAATCAAATTTCTTTTTTTCTTTATCATTTATTCTAAGGAAATTAAGAAACATATAATAGTCTCGAGGAATATACCAAACCTTATTATTGTTTTTAAAAATAACTCCCTTGCGACATTTAAGCTTTTCAAAATCCCAATAATCTACAAAATCTTTACTTCGTACAGGAGCTACACAATAATAACCTTGAGTATTAAAAATTCTTGCTTGCTCATTAAATAATTGAGCTGTTTCATCAAATTCATATTTACCTGGTAATTTAAAACAAGAATGAACAAAAATTCTAAAATCATCTCTAGTTTGGAAGATTGTATCATCTATCCAATTACCATTTTCCCAAGTAGGAATCTCTATAAAAGGTTTATTGATCATAAGCTAGTCCTGCGCCCCCGCGAACATGGTTCTTTTGTTCTTCTTGTAAATCTTTATATACTCCTTTAAAAGAAGCTCTAATACCTTCAAAGTTTTTAGCAGCAGCAACTAAAGAATTAATGTTACCATCTCGACCATGACTTATAGGAGTTGTCTCCATATACCTAGCTAATCTATCCATCATAGTAGCCATACCTCGATAAGATCTAACTGTAGGTGTTTCAAAAAGTTTATTGCAACGATCTTTTGCTCTTATAATTAATTCATCTTCCGTTGAAAAATCAGCTTCAATCTCATCTAATATTAAACTTTCTTTGTCTTCTTCTGGAACATTAAAAAAAGGATTAAGTTGTGGATTTGGACAAGTCATATAAAATATATATTTATAGACAGTTATATAATTTGTCGGATACTCATCCATAATATTTTTTAAAAAACTTAAAGCATAACAGTGTTCTGTAGGTACTAGTTTTCCATCATGTATATCAAATAATCTTATCATCGTTTACGCCATTTAAAACTAATATTAACACATAAAAAACTAATAGACATATCGGTATAATAGTCCAAAGGAAAATTTATTCCAAAACAGATACCTGGAAAAAAATGTATCCTAGTTTTTATCTTTTTCTTTTTCATTTTTAATTTTATCTCTATTATCGTATAACCAATTAATCATATCGATTACTTCTCTTTTAAGATAAGGAACATCGTAAGGTACAACTTCTTTTACAATTGGGTTATTATTTAAATCTAATTTTGCAATTGGATAACCATATTGATCTAATCCTTCTGTTTCGAATACAATGTGGTGGAGTTGCATCTTGCCCGGTTTGTACCTAGGATTATGCTTAAGAATAATATACATATAAACACTAAGCTGTAAAGCATAGTGATTAAAATTGCAATCATCAAGATGAGAACAACAAGAATACATTTTACTAACCACTCCTTGATAGTTTTTAAAACCTTGTAATTTGATCTCTTTATTTGTTTTATAATCATAAATATCTACTGTATCTTTTACAACTTCAACACGATCTGATTGTCCACATATACCTGCAGATTTCAAATAAACAAAGTGTTCGGGATAAATCCCTTCAGTAAGTTTTTGATTTGGAGCTTGTTTAATATCTCCTTCATAAAGAGGTTTAATAATAGGAATAGAAACTCCTAATCTATCAATTGTCATATGATCTGTAAGATCTTTTTCTCTTTGATCATGATACCAGGTACCTAAATCAACAGCTCTTTTACCTTCATTTTCCCAAGCTTCTTGGATCTCTTCCATAGATAATCCAAACCATTTAGATTTTTTATTCTTAGATGATTTTAAAGCTTGACTTGTTGGATCAAATTTTGGTTTAAAAAGACTAATAAACGATGTAACACTAATCCAATCAATTTGTTCTTCTGGATCAATACTTTCATATTTATGATTCTTTGCTTTGAATATTACTGACATCTTGAGTTGGGTTTTGAGTTGAAAATATGAAATTTTATTTATATGCTAGTGCTATCTGGATTATAATTAATATCGTTATACAATTTTTCTTCTTCTTCTTCTGTAATTACTGCTTCCCATTTAGGACCATCTGGATGTGGACACGATGATGACATAGATCTAGTTTTAAAAGCAAGTTTACAACCACATTCTCCACAACAAGGAGCTGTGCCTGGAACTAAACACTTACTTCCTTCCTTATCAATAAGAGAACATGCTTCACAAATTTTCATTCGCTCTGTAGCTATAAACTCTATATGATCTTTTTTAAAGATTGTGTTCTTGACTCCCTCAAGAATTTGCATCCGGTGATTCCAAATTTCTTTTAATGATAGACCCATTAGTTTTTTTATTTTTTAATTTTTCTTTCCTTTCTTTATCTGCAGATGTAATCTCCATCACTTTATTTAGATTTTTTAATCTTTCTTCTACATCTTTTCTTATTTGATGTTTTGCAAAACTCATTTTATTTGGGTCGCCAGAATCTAAGTGTAACTGGTATCTTCTTCTTTGTTCTTCTAAATCCCAAACTTTTAATCTAAATTCTCCTATTGATCTTACTTGGATAATAGGAGATTTTAATTCTACTAAACTTTTTCTTATTCCTTTCCAATAATAGTCAACTACATGTTCTACTAAATTAGGATTTAATTTTAGTTCTTTTGCTGTTGATTCTATAAAACTTCTAGATTTTTTGGGTGTCAATGTGTACAAATTTAAAGTCCAACAATATATTTCCTGAACACTGTATTTTTAAATCTGGATTAATAAAAATCTTCTTTTTACTTTTTCCTTCTTTAACTATAAATCCAATCTTCTCCATTTTTGTTAAACAGTTTCTTACTGTTTGAGTACTCTTAAAAATATTATCAGAAGATGCTGTTATACAAAAATCAGCAAGATCCTGTTCACCTTTTAATCCAAGTAAAGTAAGACAATCTAATTCTGACTCACTCAACAAAGTTGAAGTAAGATAAGAATGAGTAAGAAATTGAAATTTAATAATACTTGATAATGTAAATTTATGACGCTTATCAACTAGATTAACTTGTGCCATGTTGTTGGTTTATGACGGATTTATACTGACTTAAGCTTCTTTTCTGGTTTTTGTTTTGGAGCTTCTGATGCTTCTTCTTTATTATTAGTTGACGCTTCTCTAGATTCTGGAGGATACATAATCATAGCTTGACGCGCAATAGATTCAACTCTTATCAATTTTTGTTTTTCAATCTCTGTCAAAAGTGTCTCATATTCTAATCTAATTTTAAGCATTGGCAATTCACTTTTATAAAAGTTTTCCATTGCTATACGATGTTCCTTGATCTCTTTTTCGGTAGGAACCTTTGTCTCTTCTGTGTTGGTTTGTTCTGACATGGTTATTTTTTTTAATTAAACTTAAGACAAATATATTACATAAAGTTTAAACTTCCAAAGTTTATATTAAATTTAAAATAAAAAAAAGGTCCCTGATAAACAGAGACCTTAGTTACAGAAAGACAAAGAAAGCTATATCAAATTGTATCCTGTAAAATCAAACCAACGTCTTAAACCAGTATATCTATAATAAAATTTAGTAGCTCCAACTGGTTGAAAAATAGGTGCTATAAAATATGTAGTTACTCCTATTGATGCATCATAAGGAACTTTAATTGTATTCCAAGCATCTGCAAAAGTAACACCTTGCGCAAATGTTCCTAAAGGAGATCCATCAGCTCCTGTTAAAGCAAAAGTAACTGTGGCACCATTATCAAATACACCCATCAAATTATTATAAACTAAAATATCAGCAGCAGTTAATGCACTTACAATATCAAAAGGATAAACTATATTAAAAGCGCGACTAATAGTAACTTGTAATTCATTCCACTCAGCTTCAGAAGAAGCAACAACATTGCCTAAAGTAAGATCGTGAATATTTCTATTTGGTGTATAAAGTGCTGTAAGATTTTTACCATCAACTAATTTATGATTCCAAGTAGCATCTCCTCCTGATATCTTTAATTCTTTAGCATAAATACTAGCAAAAAAATATACAGCATTTGTATAGTTATTGTCATAAAGAGTTCTCTTTTTACCATAACTCATACTAAAAGAATTATTTGTAGTCTTAACTCCTTTTAAAGAATTAGACATAATAATTGCTGTAGGAATAAGTTTATCTTTAGATGCCATAATCAATAATTTATTTTACTTCTTTAGAAGATGATCTATAATTAGTAAAGTTTTCAGATGCTGTAAAACCTAATCCGGCAATTACAATATATTCAACACCAGAATAAACATTATCAGATATTGTAAAATCGGTAAATAAATCAACTAGAAAACCAACAGCAATTAAAATAAAAGCTGCTAGTGTAACGACTCTTTTAGAAGAAATCTTTCCATCTGAACTTAACATATTTTCAATAAAATTTTTCATACTAGATAATTTTCATATTGTTTGATATTCAATATAAGGAATATAATTCATATTTCCAAAAACTAATCTTCTTTATCTTTCCAAATAGCTTTCTTAATTTTTTCCCATAAATTATATCCAAGTATAAGACTACTATTTTCAAATATACTTTTTACTTCAACAGTAGCAATAATACCCGCTGTTACATCTATCCAAGGAATTGCTGGTGTTAAATATGTTTGAGATACCTTAGCTACTATAATAGCCAAAGGATATACAATAAATTTAGATACAATTCTTCCTGCTTTACGTGAAGTAATAGATTTCCATCCACCTTTATTTTTAGATGCCCAGATACCTAAAAAAGTATCTACCATAATTAAGAATCCTATAGCAAATAAAGCTGAAGATATTTCAGTAAAAAAGATCGCTAGAAACGCTGAGATTTCTAAAAAATATTGTGATATGGATTCTTTAAAGTTCATGTTAAAATATAATTAATTTATCCCACAAAAGTTGATCTGCTAGATCTTGTATTATCTGTTGGCAGTAATCCCCAATTAAGTGTATTGCTAAATACTCCTCTATAAGAATAAATAGGTCTACCAAGTGATGAATTTATATCAGTTGCATTTACAAATCCTACATCAATAGTAGAGCCATTATCTACTGTAAATATTGCTTGTGAACCTCCAATAGAAGATTTTAATAATATCCTATTAGCATCAGTTGCTTGTGTAGAAGTAAAAGATTGTCTTACTCTATATGTTTTTGTGGATACCAAAGTAGTAGTTCTTAATATAGCAGCATCAGAACCCATTATAAGATTATAAGTATCAAATGTTCCATCTGTACCTAAAAAAGTTGTAACTGAAACTTGTAATGTTAAAGTATCTAAACAAATTAATTGAGTATTAAGAGTTACAGATGTAACAGCTGTAAGTCCAGTAACACTACCGAAAACAACATTATACCAAGTTATTCCTGCTCCATTAAATATAGTTCCTGATGCACTATTATACAAAGTAGAACCTACTTGTACATTTACAGTTCCTGCGGTATAAGTAAATATCCCACCACCAATATTACCTCCAGTAAAATTTATTGTTCCAGCACTATTAATTGTAAAGTTATTACTTAATCTACCAGGACCAGTTCTTGACCATGTACCAGTTGATAAAGCAGGAACAGCATAAGTAAATGTTGTTGTTCCTGTAAAAAGACCATTACCTGATTGAGTAAAATTACCTGTTATTGTGATTGAATTAGCATTTAATGTTGCTGAACTTGCTGCCACTAACTCTACATT